TGACTGGTAGCCTGTGTTCGTTGCGGCTGACTGGTAGCCTGTGTTCGTTGCGGCTGACTGGTCGCCTGTGTTCGTTGCGGCTGAGTAGTTGCCTGTGTTCGTTGCGGCTGACCGGTAGCCTGTGTTCGTTGCGGCTGAGTAGTCGCCTGTGTTCGACTCTTTCTTCTCATTATCGATCTTGCTATTGATATATTCAACTGCAAGATTAGCGATATTCAGAATATTCAGTCTCGCTCCTATCTTGATGTGTTTACCACATATCTTGCTATCGTCAGACATCTTTTCTGATACTTCATCCAGTTCAACTTCGTGATACACGCTATCAGCAGGCGCATAGTATCTAAAGCAGTCAATTGGATTCTCACAGGCATGAAAACCACTCTTACACAGTACCGCATGATCTTCATGGTACTCTTTTCCTTCCTCGAACTGGAATTTTCTGCACGTCATGTCTTTGTTAAAGCCTTTGTATGCTTTCATTTTTACGCCCTCTTTTCTCCGTACAAAAGTTCATCAATAGTAATATTGAAAACTTTTGCAAGTTTGTCGGCATTTTTTACACTCGGCATCTTATCTTCATGTTCGTAATACCAGATAAGAGCCTGCGAAATGCCTGTCAGCTTTGCAAGTTCGTTCTGAGAGTAGCCAAAGCGTTCTCGCAGAAGCTTAATGTTTTTACCTATTGCCATATATACTCCTTTCATTTACATATTTTTAACTATTTGTTATAAATATAGTGATTGACAAAAGGGAAGAAAAAGCGTATAATGAAATTGTCACATAACCTATACGCTGATTTCTTCAAAGGAAAAATATCTCTTTGGAGTAGTTTTTCTATTGCCTTTTTATCACCAAAGTTATTATATCACTAAATTTAGTGAATTGCAATAGATTTTCACTAAGTTTATCGAATTTTACCATTTGCACAAAGAAGGGTAGGTGTTTTTATGTATAATTCACAGGATATTGCTGAACGTATCAAGAATGCAGCCGCACAAAACAACTGTAAATTAGGCGATATGTTCGCAGAACTCGGCATATCTGCTAATACCTTGCATAACATGAAAACATCTATGCCGAAAACTGATACCCTTGCCAAAATAGCCGACTATCTCAACGTATCAGTCGATTATCTTTTAGGCAGGGATATAAAAAATAGCACTCCCGATAAAATCAGAAGTGCTATAATTAACAGAGTATACGCTATGTCTGATGAGCAGGCAAAGAAGCTGCTTGATCTGCTTGAATCTCTGGTATCGGAATAATACCGATACGCTCCAAGAGATATATTATTCTTTCGTTCATTTCCTCTCTTGTCATACTATCACCCTTATGTTATAATAAATCTGAGCCGCCATTGGTGAGACTGTGGTAAAAGTAGTTGATCGGAGGGTTTCTTGAATCGTAGTAAGAGTTGACGGCTCTTTATACATAGTATACCAGAAAGATAGGTATATCCGCAAGATAACCGAAGGGATAACTTCGGGATACTCAAAGTATACAAGGAGTGAAGCCAATGGAAATTGAAGCTATGAAGAAACAGACAATTGAACGCTTGAAGCGTGTCAAGAAGGAGCAGGAACTATCTATATCAAAAATCATGGATATGCTGAGTGCAAAAGGGTACTATCTTAGCGAACCTACACTAAAAAAAGTATTTTCGGAGAACTCAGACAGCTATAATTTCAAATACCGTGATACTATTGCTCCGCTTGCCGATGTTCTTCTCGATCTTTACGGCGATGCAACAAGCGAAAACACGTCAGATGAGGTAAAACAGCTTATCAGGGAGAAAAACAAGATGATCGAGATACTCTTATACAAGAACGAAGAACAGAAAGCCGACTATGAAAAGAGAATAGCGCACTTGAAAAAGCAAGTTGACCGACTGGAAGTAAACCTCGACTTCCGGGAACGAATGATTGACAATAAAGATAACACGCTCAACAAACTGCTTGACAGCATTACTCACAAAGATGAGATCATAGAAAAGTTACTCAAAGAAAAGATGAAGGAGTGAGAATATGAACGACAAAGATATGCAGTATTCGCAGACAGAAATTGAATATACAAGAGGAAACCAGAACCACCCACAGACTAAGCTATGCAAGTATTGCCGTTCCGAGATGGATGTCAGAGCATCAGTCTGTCCTTCATGCAGAAAAAAGCAGGATCATCCTTTGCCGACCGTTCTTCTTATCGCTGCCGCCGTATTTATTGGTGTGCCGTTTATAGTGGGATTTCTTAACGGCATAGCAAAAGGAGTTTCAGAAAGTAAAAATGCCACATCATCAAGCAGAATTACAAGTGCAGCTGAAAGAACAACATGTGAAGAAAAGAAAACAAGCATAACAATCAAGGATTATCACCTTGCAAAGGATTATAAGGACCGTGATATTCTTGTTGTCAACTATGATTTTTACAACGGCGAGAAAGAGCCGAAGTCTTTCATGTGGCTGTTCGATGATAAATGTTTTCAGAATGGTGTGTCCTGTGATGATTGGGTTGTTGGTGTTGATGAACTGGAAAAAAGTGATTCACACGCAGAAGTTCAGCCCGGATACACTCAGCATCTGTCTGTTGGATATGAACTGAAAGACTTATCAGATGTTAATATCATTGTTGAAAAGTATCTGAATAACGATGTTGTCTATATTGATGAAGTATTAAAATTGCAATAAAAATAAAAAATCCCCTCTACCATAACAGATAGAGGGGATTCGTTCAAGTATTGCTACCCGAACCCGACAATTTATTGTAGCATACTTGACAGAATTTGTCAAGGAGTGATAATATGGCAGAAGCTAAAAAGTTACCATCAGGAAGTTGGAGAATCCGCATTTATGATAACGAACTGAAAAAACAAGTCAGCTTTACTTCTGATCTGCCCGGCAAGGCAGGCAAGGCAGAAGCTGAGTTAATGGCTCGTGAATATCAACTCGGCAGGAAGAAGAAAAAGGAGCAGGGAAAGACAGTCGGGGAGTGCATAGATGAATACATCGCATTAAAAGAGAATATTTTAAGCCCGACAACAATAGCCGAATACCGCAGATGCCGAAAGAATGAACTTGCTGAGTTATGCGATATCTATATCAATGATCTATCTCAGACAATTATTCAACAGCATATCAACAAGCTTGCATTGACCATGAAGCCGAAAACGGTCAGAAATGCTCACGGTTTGCTTGTATCGGTGTTAAATGTCTTTCTTCCTGATTTCCGTGTCAGGACCACGCTCCCGAAGGTCCAGAAGAAAATAAAACAATTGCCGCTTGTTGAAGATGTTCTTCGTGTTGTTGTCGGCTCTGATATAGAATTACCGTGTCTATTGGCTATGTGGTGTAGCCTGCGAATGTCAGAAGTCCGAGGATTGAAGAAGTCCGATATAAAAAACGGCATCCTCACTATCCACAGCACAAAAGTCAGGGTAAACAATGAAGATGTTGAAAAGAGTACAACAAAAACAATTGAAAGCACAAGACAAATCAAGCTACCAGAGCGCATACAATCGCTTATACAAGCTTTACCTGATGATGGCGGATATCTTATACCCCTGACAGCACAAGCCATTTATATGCGATTCTCACGCTTGTTACAGCGTAATGGTATAGAACATATGTCTTTTCATGATCTCCGTCATATGAACGCATCTGTCATGTTGGCTCTCGGGATTCCTGATAAATATGCGATGGAGCGAGGGGGATGGTCAAGCACATCTGTCATGAAGTCTGTATATCAGCATACTTTTACAGCCGAACGGCAGGCGGCAGATGCCAAAATTGACAAGTATTTTAATGGCATATTAGACACGATATTAGACACAAGCAGAGAATAAAGGCTATATATCGTTAATGTGTTTAAGTTCAAGTCCTGTCACCCGCACCAAATAAGAAATCCCGATATACAGCAGATTTTTTAAGTTTCTGCCGATATATCGGGATTTTTCTTTGCTTATAGTGTGATATTTATATCACAGTTGTATGCATTTTTGCATATTGAATATGCATATTTGTATTTGAAATTAGACACGAAATTAGACATGAATTTATAATTCGTTCAGCTTACGCATTACACCATTGTATAACCGGGGCTGTATCGCTGAGATAATAGATATCAACTCATCCATCACCGACATAACATCCTTGATAGGTTTATCCTGTACTAACTGCCCAAACTCTGTATCGGAGTAGTAGTCAACCGTTTCCGGGACCGAGGGAGCAGGCGCAGAAGAATATCCGCTTATGTCAGGTTTACCCTGCAATTCGTTCAGAATGGTGTAATATGCCGCAAGCTTGATGCAAGTGTTAGCGTTAGGATTTCGCTCGCCTTGCATTTCGGCAATAGCCGCCTTTAATTCGTCAACCGTAATCATAGCGGCTTCACCATCCTTACATTTCGTTCAGGATTCTTTCAAGCTTCTTGCGCTTATGCTCATCGGGCGCAGAATCGATAGCATCTTCGAGACGGTCCCTGAAATCGCTCTCTGCTCTGCTGTAGCCGTCCTCACGGCTGTAACGCCCCCTGTTGTCACGTCTTGCATTACGTCCACGAGCGTTTGACATACCGCCGCCGTATTCGCTTGAATAGTTGCTGTCCTCTTCCATACGTTCATTTGTGAGAATAGCCATCTTGAACTTAGCAAGGTTCTTTCCGTCCTCGATATCTGCTCTGGACAGCTTGCCGCCCATTGCGACCTTGTTTTCAAGTTCGTCAAGTTCCTTGTCGATGTATTTACAGATCTTATCCATACTGTTTCACTCCTTTCATCTCAGCCTGTTCACACCTGCATAGTCAAAGACTATCGAAGCGTTATTGATTGTGATATTCTGTGTGCTTGCGTTGATAAGAGCCACGCTGTCACATCCACAGAGGGATATAACAGGCGCTATGACACTTGTGCCGACATTGCCTGCAACCTCGACAGCCGCAGGGGTGAAGGACATGATGCTTTCAGGAGCGATAACACCATCAACGGCAAGCGCAAGCTGAATTTCTTCAACTGTGCCGCCTGTTGGTATCTCAATGTTTGCGTGAACCTCAACCTCATAATTAGTCTCATAGATACGTCTGCAACCGCAACCACAAGAGCAACGGTCCTGTGTAGGCGCATTTGAAGCAAGCAGGAATACACCGCCTGACTTCTTGAAAACAAGTCCGTCATTGCAAGGACAGGGGCTGTTCAGAAAAACGGCAGGCTGATTCGGTGCAAGATTCTGCGGTGTAACTATGCTGTAATTAGCTGACATAGAATCACCGCCTATCAGAAGTTATTGCCGCATCCGCAAGTATTAGTTGACTGAGGGCAAGTGAATATCGGCTGATTGCCGTATACAGGTACGGTATTCACAGGGCAGTTTTTAAGGCGATTATAGAGTGCATCGATCTCGTTGTTCTGTCCCTGGAGGATAGCCGCTGTCTGTGCTGTCTGTGATTCACGCATAGCAGACATATTCACGGCATTCTGTAAAGCCACGTTATCACGCTGAGCCTGTGCAAGCTGCGACTTCACGCCATCAAGTTCAAGAGCGCAAAGCTTGTCAAGTATTGCCTGTGTACCTCTTGTCTGTGAATCGATGATATCTCTTGTGTTCTGTGCAGCTTCATAGCGATCAGCACAGTTCTCCGTTGCTATTGTGTACTTAATATCAGCTGCCTGTGTTGCCTGATTGTAGCCGTTCTGCGCAAGCTGAGCCTGTACATTGGTGAATCCCTGTGTATTAGCTGTCTGCTCTGCGAATGAGCGATTCAGTGATGCAAGTTCGTTAGCATTAAGCTGCTGTCCGATTGCTACCTGTGCGCCGAAGATGCTGTTCTGGATGCCGTTAGCAGAATTTGCGAGATCATAACGCATATCACCGCAGCACTGACAAAGCTGTGTAGATAAGCCCTGCACGCCGTCACGGATTGAAGTTACATTGCTGTTCAGCATCTGATCTCTGAATCCATCATTGATGTTCTGCGAGTTGTTGAGCCACGGATAGAGACCGAAGCCGTCCATCATACCCATACCCATCATCGCACCGTAACCGCCACCGAAGCCGAAGCCACCGAAGCCGCCCCCAAGAATCAGAACTAAGAGTATCCATGACATAAAATCGCCGCCAAAGCCAAAGCCGCCGTTATTACCATAAGGCGCACCATAAGCAGGCTGCATGAGCATTGTTGTGCCCATTCCTTCATCTGTAAGAGCCATAAAGCCCCCCTTTCTCCCTCGAATTATGAGGGTAAGCGACTATCTCCTAAGTTTTGTGATAGTCGGTAAAATTTATATCAAAGCCGAAGCTGTGATACCATGTTTAAAATATACAAAGTAAAACTATATGATTTGTGCAAGTATACAAATATCACGCAAAGCGTGATTAATTATCCAAAAGGTATTGACTTATCACGCAAAGCGTGATATACTATAATCAAGGAAAACGAAAGACCGCCCGACAGGGCAAGGAGGAAATTATGACTATTAAGGTAAATGGAATTGAAATCGGTACAATCACAACTAACCGCTCACTCACAATTGAAGAAGCAATGTATTCACTCGGTTACGATATCAACGATCAGGACGATTGCAGAAAAGCCTACGAAAATGAAGTTGAGGGTTTTTACCTTGACGATTGCGGAAACTATTGCTTTGACTACGAAGCAGCAGAAATGGAGTATTAAGCAATGACAATCAAAGAACTCCGCACCGCAAGCGGCATGACACAGCAAGCGTTTTCGGAATACTTAGAAATCCCGAAGAGAACTATTGAAGATTGGGAAGGAGAACGCAGAACGCCGCCTGAATACCTTGTGAAACTGATAGAATACAAACTGAAACACGAAGGGCTGATTTGATCAGTCCTTCTTTTTTTGCGACCGACATTTATGTCGGTGACAAACTTTCTCAAAAATCAAGTTATTTTGCGTAAACTTTCGCATTTCGCAAGTGGAAAAACGCAAAAACATTGCACATTTGCGTTTTATGAGCGTTTATTGTGCATTCTATACGCATATATATTGCACATTTGAGTTATCTTCGGAACATCCTCTGCATCATCTGCTGTGCCATAGTCAAGCGGTTCTGCGGTACACGTCCAGACTGCATAAGATGCTGTATAATTCCCTGAGGATTGTTCTCCATGCCCTCGGGAATAGCGATTTCCTGTTGTTTCATAAGGTTCAAAGCCTGTTCCCGAGGATTCTGCTGTGCAGGCTGTGCTTGCTGTTGTCCGATCTCTTTATACAGTTCATTCGGCATTTTCTTCACTCTCCTTTATTTGCGCTGTAATCGCTGTTATACGGCTTTCAAATTCTTCACGTGTAATGTATTTATCTGTATCAATAGCAGCTGTTACAGGCGGTTTCTGTGCGTTCTGTGCGGTTCTTTCAGAATAATCAAAAATTCGCAAGGGGAGCGGCATTCCACTTGTATCAACTGTCTTTATTCCAAAACAGTTTGATTCTGAATCCATGAGAAGAACACTTTGTCCGGGAGAAACAGGATAGCTTTTCATTGCTTCAATGCCCTGAACCCATATCAAGCCGTTAGACTGTTGCTGTGCCATAGGCTGTTGATACTGTGGCATATTATAAGCGTTATAATTATTCGGTATATATCCATAAGGCATGATTTATCACTCCCTCACAAAGTAGTATGAAACTTGTTCATCTGATGAATCCCAGTTATCAAGAATCACTCCATTACGGATAACAGCAACGTGTGTCCCTGTTCCTACCACGTACAAGCCGTCAGGATGCGCTGTAGCGAATTCTGAAAACGTCATAGCATCAAGTATAGGGTATTTTTTGAAGCCCTTAGAAAGCAAATATGCGCCCCATACCGCATTAGAATCCTGCATATCGCATTGTATAAGTCCCTCGATACATAGATCAATAGCCGTTCTGTACCATGACTGATTCAAGGCAAGAGATATAGCCCTGACAACACAGTCACCGAGCCGCTTCTTGCAGGGGTTCATGTTAACAAATTCGTACATTTTAATCACCATCTTTATGATAAAACAAAAAAGCTCAGTCTGCAATCAAGCAAACCGAGCTTTTTATTATATCTTTGTGGTGATTATTTTAAGATTTTTTTGAACTATTTTATGCGTTGTCTGCACCGATAGGCTGAATTCCTCGGCTAAAGGTTCAAAGCAGATGCAGTCAATCAGCCTGCGTTTCATAATTGCTCTGTCTCTCTCGCCTTTCACCCATTCATCTATCAGCCGTGATAAATCGCTATTGGATATGTTATCGAATCTGTTCATAGTTTCTTAGTGCGTTGTAAGTGTAGGTTTATTTTTTAGTGATCGTCACATCGTATATCGAACCGTCAGAGAGTTTCAGTTCACCTGTCAGTCCATCAAGCTCTTTCGGCTTTTCGCCTGGAAAGACTGTGCCACGCTGAAATGTCTTGATGTTGTTCCTTCCGTCTCTCTCATCACCGAACCAGTGGTTGTTGTCATACTTCTCAGAATCACGGGTATCAACATGGCAAGCATTGTTCATCATTCCAATGCCGCCAAATCCGATACGTTCAGCCGCTTCTGCGATATCCTCAGCAGAATAAAGCGTTCCATCCTGCTTCTTTACCACGATATCAGCCGCAATGTTTTTTGTGTGCGCTCCGTAGCCTGAGCCGCCAACTGCTCTATCATGCTTGTAACAACGATAACCACTGTTAACGATGATAGCCTTTGCGCCCATAAGCGTGTGAAGCTTTTCAAGCCTTGATACAAGCAGGCTTGATGGATTTCCCTGTCTGCATCCGCATTTGCAAATAAACTCGGATTTGTCAAAATGTGCTGAAAGATTTCCCATAAAATCACTCCTTATTCTTGATATTTGATATACATTTCAGACGGTTTCAACTCCGTCAGAACGTCAATAACCGTGTTACCCCTATTAGTCGGAATCTGCACCCCTGCCTGTTCATAGCTGAGTGTATCAGCATAATCACCAATCTTTCTGAGTGGCTCGTTGACTATGCCTGTTGTGGGTTCTGCGAGGACGTACCATACTGTTACTGGTGTGCCTGCGGCGTATTGGGCGGCGAGGTAGGATTTGAAACTATCTGCATTACTATAATTTGTATTCCTAATCCATAGTCTCCCATTTGCTGAGGTTAAGCAAAATTCATTATTTGCGATTGTCGTTGGTACATTAAGAATAATAGGATTAAACACATAACTGTTAGAGACACCATATCCGTCTATCATTGCATTATTATCTTCTACTTTTACCCAAAATACACTTGTGCCATAATGGTCAAAGTTCTCCTGTCCAGTCAATGTCAACTTCTTAATCTTCCTCGTTGTCTGCACCTCACCGAGGTAGATGTTGTTTGTTGCACTTACTGCTTTGAGGTATGGTTTGCAGTTGAAATCTACTGTCTGATCCTTCCATACTGCGATATATACACACAGATATCTGTATGCGCCGTCGCTGTTATCGAGGGGGATCTCCTCTCCGTAGGGCACTCTCATTCTTCGGGCAGGCGTACCGCCGAGTGCATCATCGTATCTTGCGGACAGGATGAATTCATTTTCTGCGCCGCCTGCTATGCCTCCGCCGATCAGATATTGTCCGTTTTCAATTATCTGATAAGCCGCTGCTGTAATGGATAAGCTGTCGTTGTAAATGCATAAGTTTGTATTCGCAGTTGATGTACCCTTTACGCTGACACTGCCATCTGCATTTCTTGTCACGGTAAGACCGTTGACTTCCTTCGATGTAAGATTATTTACAAGAATATCTTCGGAGGTTTCAACAGGGATTTTAATTCCATACGGCTCGTAGGGGAGGGCGGTTGAGCCGGAGTTGAGCATAGTTTTGTGCGTTGTTGGGTCAGATGATTCTGATTGGCGTCTAAACGCAATCGTGATATATCCGTTTAATGAATCCGTTGTTCTACTAATGTCGTTGTATACTCCGTTTATGGGTGTTGACGCTCCAGAAGTTACATTTCCAGATAATAAGAACAAAGGTGCATTTCTGGAGGAATGTGGTGTATCTGTTGACAGTGTAAATGTTCCATCACCAACAAAAACCGGAACATATTTAAGGTTTTCGCTAATCCCTGTATAATCTTCATTCCACAAAATCCCCGTCCTCTCACCACACTCACTCGGCTGTATCGGATGTAAGGGTGAAGGTTGCGTATATGAATACGACCTTGATACAGTATCACCTGCATTTAATAATAATGCCATTACGCCACCTCCTCTATTTTATATCTTCCTCGATAAAGTTTGTCCGTGCCAATGTATCTGTGAATATGTGTAGCATCCAAACCTATTTCATTTTTAACGTACTTCTTGCATTCGCAGTATATCTCCTCGCCACTGTATGTGTCGGTGATTTTGATAGGTTTCGCAAGAACGCTTTTCCCACCAGAAAACTGTTCTCTCAATGACTGACGCTCTTCTTCAGTCCACTGCTTGTTGTACATTGGATTGTTCTCGCCTTTCATTTTATTAGATTGCTGTTTTCTTCTTTCTTCCGTCCACAAACCTTTGCTTCGTTCCGATAATTCTCTGCGCTGTTCATCTGTAAGATTCAATGGGTGAGAAATACCTATGCGTTGCTCTCTCAGTTTTTTCTTAGTCTCTTCGCTGTGATGCTTACCATAAAAACCATTCTTAACACCAGCATTAGTCTCACTCAATTTTTTCTTCCATGCAAGTATCTCTTCATCCGTCATAAACTCCGTAGGGGATTTGCCGTACATCGGATTGTATTCGCCACATAAATATTCACCACCACCCACAAGGAGATTATATCCATTATTCACACTATCATATTTTTCTATGTAATAAGCTTCTTTTTCGTTGGCTTCTTGTGGAGTGCTACAAGTGCATATAATCTCATGGGTAAAATTCTCCCATCCATATTTTTTGATAGCGTTGTAAAACCTTTTGCATTGCCTATAAGCCGAAGGTTTCCATCTATTCTTAATATCAACGGTTTGTCCTATGTAGCATTTTCCAGTGGGGGAGGTGTGTTTATAAATGTAAATATCCATAATCACACCGTCCTATTCTCAATATACACATAGGATGCATCTATTTTCATAACCTTTTGAGAATACGATGTACCACTAACAACAATATTGATTGTGTCTCCAACTACAGCATTGGGGAAATCCGCTTTAGGAAATAGTGCGTAATTTGTACCACTTTCAAGACTTGATACTGATACACTTTTACTTGGCACGGTAGTTGTACCCGATTGCTGCACCATATTACCGCTGATAAGGAAGTCAAGCAATGGTGTTCCGTCTGCCGTGAAACTCAAAGGTGGTATGCCTGTAAGCTCCTTGATTTCTGCGCCCGAATCTTTGCCACCCCAGTTCATGCCTGCTAAAGCAGTCCACATATCAGGTGCAATGCCTGTCTTACTCGCTTTCAGTATTTCGTAAAGGCTTAACATCTTCTGTCACCTCTTTGCTTTCAAGAGTTTCAGTTTCGGGGATTTCTTCCATTATTTTTCTTGTTCCCTCACTTTCTTTTATATCGTCTGTAACGCCCTCAGAATCGCTTGTATCGCTTTCCAATACGTCAGGCGATAAAGTTACAGTCTTATTGCTTGTAAGGCTTACAGGACGATTTAAAGACGTTGTGGAGAGTGTGCTTGCTGAATTCTCAGAAGATGATACCCATGTACCCGATGAGTTAAGCACATAGAAAGACTTCTCGGCTATGCAGTAGGCGATAGAACCGAAAGTAAAGTGGTAGTTGCTCATTCCTTCGATGCTGAGATCTGATGCGCTGTCTGCTATGAGTTCAGCCCTCAGATAGTTCTTACCGTCTTTCATACCTTCGTTACGGCTTGCAATAATTTTCATTGCCATAAAAAATCACTCCTTTTTTAATCATCGAGTAAACCGCTTACAGTGTGTGTATAGTCAACTCCGTAATTATGCGGTACTCTGTCTTTTACTTCTGATTGTTTAGCGTTGTTGAAACGTTCGACAACGTTCAAATATCCTGTCACTCTGCGGACACGCTCAAAGCCTTTTGACTTCATGTGTGTTTCAAGATCAACGTTTTCTCCGTCAATCTTGATTTTCAGCAGTTCGATATCCTGATCTTTGTACTTATCACGCACATACTTTTCGTATTCCTTGCGCTCTGCATCGGATATCTCACCGCCCTCAACTATCACTGTCATGCTTATCATCCTCGCTTTCTTCATCATCTTTACTTTTCAGCTGCTTTAATACAGCTATCAGTTTTTTCGGGAGAGGTATGCCGAGTTCCCCTGCATTTTCAAGGATGCTTATACCCTCGTTTGCTATATAAAAGCCTATAACTGCGCTTCTGCAAAACGCACCGCCACCGAGTATATGAGTATCAAGGATGTGTCCGACTGCTACAAGTGCCATTATAAGCACCTTTTTAGCAATGCCTTTGAAGCCTATCTTTGAGGATAGTTCTTTTTTGACTATTGCCACAAGACAGCCTGTGATATAGTCTAAGATCATGAAAGATACTAAAGCATATAAAAGCCCGTCCATACCGCCCCATAAAAAGCCTGCTATGCCTGCTAAAACAGCACATATTGTTTGTATTATCTTATCCATTATTATCACTCTCCTCCTCATCATCGTAGAAATTTATCAAGCATCCCTCGGGAAAGCTTGTCGGGTAATACTTGCAGTCCCTTGCTATTCGCACCCAGTCAATTCTGGTACCGTAAAAAGCATATCTTCCGATACTCTTTACCGATTTCGGGATGGTTATCTGATAAAGTCCCGGATTGTTAGCAAAAGCACCGAGATATATAGTCTCTGCCATGTTTTTTGTTTTTAGTCCGTCTGCGCCAATCACCCAGTTATCATCAGGCTTCGGGATTTCGTTGTAAAAACCTGTTTCAAGGCCGTTTCTCGTCACTCTCCAAAGCTGTGATGCAAGAGGGTATGAGGGGAATGTCAGGTCATAGTGTAAACCTGTCTGCAAGGTTTCCCCTGTGCGCCATAAGGCAGGTGCGAGAGGGTATGAAGGGAAGGTTACAGAATCGTTGAATTCCGATTCTGTAAGTTCGTTACTGCGGATAACCCACATACTTACTCACCACCCTCAGTTGTTTCTGTGTTTTCCTCGGGTTCGGTTTCGGGGAAAGCTGTGAAGCCTACAGCCGCAAGCGCATCAACGTCAAGCATCTGCGCTGATGTTACCCCTGTGAAGCCTGTTGGCACAGTAAGACCTTCGGCAAGTTTATCCGTGTTTACTAACGTTACTCCGCTGTTATTAGTCCAAGTACCGATAGATGATATATCTGCATCGATAACGTTTTGTCCGCCGCCTGAGTTGGTTATGCTTGCGAACGGGAATTCGCCTGTTATCTTTGTTTCGTATAGTGCCACTTTCCATACTGATGTACTTTCGCTTGCCTTGACAAAATTCATATTTCCATGATAAATATCACAGTATTCAGATGAGCCGAATGTCGCTGTGCCATTAAACTGCAAAGCAAACGAACAACCCTTTGCCACACCATCATTTACCGCTGTCGAAAAAACATATCCACCTTGCGGATTTGTTGCAACTCTGGAGAGGAAAGAACCACCGTCAACAATTCCCGAAAACTGACAGTTACCGAAATAAATCTTTTTACCATAAAAAACACTTGTAACCGATGAAGGCTTCGAGAAGTCCAAAAAGTTAATATTACGGATGTATTTATTAGTTGCACCGCCAGATAAAGTTATCATGTATGAAAACGAACCTGATGCATAAAGTCCTTTAATTGTCAAACCGTTACCGTTAACATTAGCGGCGTTCCAACTCAATGCTGATGATAAACCGCTGTCAACAATTTTTGCAAAATCCCATGTATTTACGTTGCTTGTATCAACTTCGACATATACACCTGATTCTCCGACCGCTGTAACAAAATCAGCCCATGAATCAACAATATATGGGTCTGCCTGTGTTCCTGTTCCTGATATACTCATTCTATTACCTCCGTTCCGTCTGGAATTACTGCTTTTAACAGCCTTATTTGATTATCGCAAAAGGCTGTAGCCTTGATTGTTTGCAGTGATGCAGTAACAAATTCCGATGGTATCTGTATATTCCTGCCACTGCCGATATAGTAAAGGATAGCCGCTTTATCATCGTCCTGTGTCCAGATATAATCATCAATTGATGGTGGGTCTGGCTCTGGTTCTGGCGGTACATCAGGGTCATACTCGCCTGCTTCGATAGTTCCGTAGTTGCGGTCAAGTGTTATCGGTGTTGTGTTAGGCCTTGTAAAGCTTCTCTCAGTGCCGATAACCACCTCGATGCATTCGCCTGTGATGCCGTCTTTTACCGTCCTTGTGATTTCCAAGTCATAGTATCTATCAGCATCATCATCCCATACCTTGCCTATATCACCGACCTTAAAGCGGTAATTGTTTACAAAGTCTTTGTATTCAGGATGATTTTTTAAATCCTGAACCTGTATCTTAAAAGATACAAGCGGAGCACACATCCTCTTAAAATACTCACCGACTTTTCGAGTGAGCATTCCAAATTCATAGTATTCTTCGGCCACATCAAAAGTAAAGTTCTGTGACCTGACTATGTTGTGCGGATATGCTCTCGGGAGTGTGCGAGGGTCCCATGCAATAGCAAACCATCCACCATAAGGGTCATAACCTCGAAAATACGTACAAAACGTCTGTAAATCAACAGTTTTTTGTATGCTTTTAAGGTTAAGGTCTGGATGCAACACAAAAGCGTTATCCTTTGCACCCTGCATACGCTCATAAATGCTAATGTTAAAGTTATCTCGATAAAGTTCGCCGCCGATAAGTGATGTAAAGCCGTTACTTCCGAGTATCATCTCATATGGTGTGTGTCCTTCGGGCATTTCGTACCACTCTCGGAAACTTTCGTCTGCGGAAAGATTTGTTTTGATATCAAACGTATAACGCAAGTTGTTTTCCTCATCCCACGGCACATCCCACATCTGCGCAAGGATGCTATCTATAAGAGTTTGTCCGACATAGCCTGCAATTGATGTACCCGGAAAGAGCCAATAATCTTGTAAGTGATAGCTGATATGCTCCGCATATGCTGTAACGCTCTTGCTGTTTGCCTTGCTTATTGATGATACCTTACGGATAATAAACAACTGCCCCATGCACTTGATAATATTATGCTCTAAGATATGCCGCCACTTACCGTCTTTATCGTAGGGATGTTCAAGCGTGAGATTGTAACCGCCGTTGAGTTCTTCAACCACTCTGCACTGTGTAGGTTCAAGGATAAGACCGTTGTTATCAAATTCGTCCTGTTTCGTGTCCATATCATATACGCTGATATACCCACCGTCAACAGTTCCACCGCCTGATGGCTCATCGTGATAAGGATAATACCAAAACGGCAGGAACGGTATACCGTCATTTGTGCCTGCGTATCGTCTGCGATACCACGTTTCATCATCATCAAAGCCTATCTGCGAACCACCTTTGTAATCTTCGTACTCTAAACCATACTGCGCCTTTCTTTCCCCATCGTCCTCAACAAAGTTACACCCGTGTTTTACCATGATATCAGGGTTTCTAAGGTCACCATAAAGCACTTCTGCCGCATCAGGTGTGGTATTGAGTAAGTGGATATCGCCGCCATTAGTCACAAATGCGATGCCGTATTTTCCGTCAACACCGCCTTCACTGTAAGCAGTTCCGATAAGGTTGTTATCCTCGATAACGTCTGCATTTGGAAATTCTCTGTCTTTGTATATTCTCGGGATAACGACTGCTTCTTTTGTGTAGTAAACGGTTTTTGTTGTTATATCAACGTTTCCGCTCTGACCTGTAAGGATATCAGATATCGCAAGTTTCCACGCTGTTTTCAGTGTGCAATTCACACGAAGGTCTGAGTGTATCAGGGAGTAAAAAGACGGAGCAGGGAACAATACAAGATTGTCAAATTCGACTTCTGCTCTTGTCTTTTCCGATTCAAACCAGTTCAATTCATAATCGAGCGTGAGTTCACAGCATATATACGAAGCTCTCGGAAATGTAATGCCTGCATTTTCTGTACGAATTTTTAAAATACAGTATGTAAAGTACGTCTGCGGAGTGCGGAGACCGTTTATCAGCGTTGTGTTATCATAGCCAAAAACATAGTTTGACATAAGCCTGTATTTTTTGTAAAATGCGTACTGCCCGGGATAGGTGTGATCGATATCTGTCATTCCCGAGCCACGAAGCCACGGAGAGTTGATTTCACAAGATGGAGCATAGATATCATAAAAATAACAATTGTAAAAACGTCCTGATGCTATGATATCTCTCGGGTCTTGTAAGATCAAGTGATTTACTGTAAGATTTTTGATTATGAGGTCTGTTCTGCCATACGTTGCAGTATTTTTCAGTGTATCGAAGACCTTAAAACCATAAACCCATGCTTTCCTCTTGCTTGCATCATCTTCACCGTATTCTCTGTTCTCGGCATGAGTATACACGGTATCGATTGTAAGTCCGTCAAAATCAACGACCTTCGGAAGATAATCAATGCCTTGAGGTACATCAATTCTGACTGCGTATGATGCTGTATTAATATCACCGAAAACTTCCAGAGTTACACTACTAACGTTTTTTGCACCAACCCATAAGACCTCATCCACAGTTCCGTCACTAAGAGCATCGATAAATTCGCTAAAATTCGTTACCCCACGACCTGTAGCCATTATATCTCCCTCCAATTCGTGCGGATTCTTACGCTCTGAACTTCTCCAGTCCATGATATAACGTTTTCGCCGACTTCCAATTGTGGAAGTCTGCCGTTATCAGCACCAACTATCAGTGTGTTATTGCCAAGATATACGATCAGTCGTGATGTATCAACGTATACCATTTCAAGCGGTGTGACTTCAGAAGAACTGTCACTTATAAATCCTTTGAGTTCGTAGTCCACGTTGTTGATGGTTATAGTGATATCCCCATTAGGCTTTATCAGTTCAATTATAGGCTTGCTGTACCATGTGCCGACATTCTCAACTGTATCTCCGTTCTCTAAGGTTATCCACGCATTATCTAAGCCGTACCTAAACGGTTTAAGGGTAAATGTCAAGTGATAGTTTATGCGCCTGTTATCGGCTGTTCCTGACGTTTCTGTGACGTTCATTGTCAGAATCTTAAAGTATACATCAGGATAAGTTGACAGCTGCAACGTCTGACCGTTGACAAGAAATGCTCTCAGCGCTGAATCATCCATATCCTCGGGTAAGAATTTGTAAAAATCTATCCCATAGCTGATAGGCTCAAACACATCATCAGGAATGCCGAAAGGCTCTCTTGTATAGCCTGTTGTATACCTCTGCTGCGCATGAGGTACAGGCTGTAATGTGCTTACAAAAATGCCGAAATCATCACTTGACACTCCATCAATTGTAAAGCTGTAATCGCTTGTATAATTTGCCATTAGAATCCTGTACCTCCCACTGCTCTTATCTGCGCTATACTTAATTCTGCAAGCCGTTTAGCCTGCTCCTCTATCTCAGCATCGGTCATACCATTACCGCCTTGATAGTAAAAGTTAAAGGTGTACCTTGCACCGCCGCCCATCTTGTTTTCAAGCTTATCTGCAAACTTATCCATCCATGCAGTGTTGTTATCAAGCGGTAAAAGCACTTCTGTGCCTGCTTCTCCGTAAAGATCGCCGAATCTGTCATATGTGGGGCTGTTAAATACAGCACCCTTTGCGTGCCTTTTGTGGCTTTTGCCATTTTCAACTGTGTATTTCTTGTTTGGTGGTGCGTTATATGCCGCCTTTCCGATAGCTTCTCCGACTTCCTGACCAAGTTTAAACGGGTTCAAAGTCAGCTGAATTTCTTCGTCAAACCACGCTTTAAATTCATCCCACTTAGCTTTGAAACCGTCCCACCATTTAGAAAGCACATCATTTCCTGCCTGCCAGTATTCGCCCATTCCGAGTGCATCCGCTATCAGTCCACCGATTTTATAAACAAATTCACCGCCCTCGCCAAGCAAAGAAGTGAATCCATCTAACAGTGATGTGAGTATCTTGTCAGCGGCTTCTGCCATCTTCTCACGGTTTTCCTCATCTTTGAAGTATTCGATAAGTTTATCTGATATCTTCAAAGCGGCATCTCCGAGCCTGTCAGAAGCTTTTACAATGCCATCAACAAGATTGTCAAGGATAACAGGCGCACCCTCAACAATAGCATTTATAGTATCTTCACTTGTGAAGCCCTCGATAAGTCCATCTATGATATCAAATGCGGCATCTATCAGCGTTACTGTGTTTGACGGGTCTGTAATGCCCTTTGCAAATTCTATAACTGCATTTACTCCCTCGGGTATAAGTGTAGGTAAATTGTTTCTGAGGTATCCTGAAAAATTAGTAACAAGCGTTGATGCTGTATCGGCTAATGTGCCGCCTATCGTCCCGACAACATCCCCGACTGTTGATAGTATATCAGGCAGATTCTGCACTACTCCAACAACTACATCACCGAGTATCTTTGTACCTTCCTTAATCAGCTTCGGAGCATTTTCTTTTACCGCAGATGCAATAACACCGCCTATTTTAGTAACAACAGGCTTTAACTTTGTAACCGCTGAACTGATATTCCCGAGAATATCATCTATTCCCTTTGATACCTTATCAGCACCGCCGTCCTCACCTGCAAAAATAGATGTTAAGCCGTCCATGACCTCAGTAAACGAGGGGAGAAATTCGCTTGTAATTCCTCTTGTCAGTCCTGACATAGAAGTTTTCATATCCTGTAAGCTGTCCTGATATGCCGCCGCTGCTTTAACCGCTTCATCAGACATTACACCGCCTAACTCATGCACTCGCTGACGCATTTTTTCGGTATCTTCTGCCGATGTGTTAAGCAATGCGCCTAACTCTGTCGCTCCACGTCCGAGAAGCTGTCCGGCTATGTATGTGCGCTGTGTATCGCTTTCAACGTTCTGCAATGCTGTGATTGTAGCTGCAAACAAGTCCTCACTGCTCATCCGCTGTACATCTTCAAGGCTCATTCCAAGAAGCCCGAAAGCATCATTACCGCTTTCAGCTGCATTCGCAAGCGTTTTCATTGACATCTGCATACTGTCAATTGATGTTCCGCTATGTTGCATAATAGCATCCCATTCCTGATAAGCCTGTGCGCTCATGTTCATTTTCTGAGACTGCTTGTCAATGTGATCTCCGTATTCAGCCAGATCACCTACACCCTTAACAAGTGCAGCTGATAAAGCTGTTGTTTCGGTCACAACTGCGCCGATAGCAGCCGCACCGACTTTCATCGATACGGAGAATGCACCCTTGATATCAAGTCCGAACTTGTTTGATTCATCACTTGCTTTGCCGAGACTTGATAAATACTCTTTCACGTCAAGCCCGATTTTCGCCTGTAGATTAAAAACATCCACTTATTTATTCCTCCTTTCCATAAAAACTATCTCTAAGGACCTGAATGACTCTTTCGGCTTCTTCCTGCCTTTTCTGCTTTTCGTTTTCGCCGTTGATAAAGTCATACCATCGCTCTGGCACTCTTGCCAGATTGGATAAACAGTCGGTTATATATACCTTATAGCATAGGTCCTCATTACGCTGATTCACTTTTGCTATTACGTATCGGATGAATCCTCTGACTGTTTTTCCTCGATATTCGCCATAGCAGATATCGCAGACCTCGCATTCGTGCAGCTCTGCATAAAAAAAGGTGCTGTTTCCTCATCTCTGAAAATCTCAGCTATTATCCTTGATACCGTTGTAAGCGTTTTAACTGCGCTCTCAGGCTTTTCCTCCAGTATAGCCATAAGATTATCAAAACTTTCTTTGTGTGCCTTATAAAGCGGTGTAGCCGCTTCAAACCACGTCTTATCTTTCAGTGATGCGAATAGTTCTGTATCTCCGAGTATTTCGTTTACATACGGTACGCATTCCATCAGCGTGTCTATTTTCTTGATTTCACTAAATCTCATATTATCACTAACCTTTCATTACAAAAATATCCCCGAATTATCGGGGATATTCAATTTTTATTCAGTTGTTATGCTTGTGTTATGCTTCATCAGTCACAGTCAGCAATGCTGTCTTGCTGAATACTGTTGATGTAGCATCTGATACCTTACAACGGTATCTATTGCCGTCTGCATCGGTTGTAACATCACCTGCGGCAAGACTGAGGGTTGATGTTGTCTTACCGCTGATATCAGTAAATACGCTGTCTGATGGTGTCATTACCTGCCACTGGTATGATAATGATGTACCTGTTGCTGTAACGCTGAATGATGTTGCTGTGCCTTCCTCAACCGTTACTGACTGCGGATGTGCAGTGATATCAACTGTGCTGCTTGCCGAAGGGCTAAAACTGTAATACTCTATCTCAGCCTTTGTCTTGTCTTCGATAGATCTGAAAGCTGTTATAGTCAGTGACATTGTAGCTTTGCCGTTCTTAGTCGTTGTAATGCTAAGACCGCCTGTTGAAAGTGCGTTTGACATTACCAAAGCAACATATCCGCCGCCTACCTTCGGGAAAACAAGAGCGATATTCTCAAAGTCAGTTGACTTGTAATAAAGTCTTGTTGTTACATGATTATCGTCCTGCGTATCAATATCGGCAGCGCCTAAAGCTCTGCGGATATCTTCTGTACCAAAATTCAAAGCAGTAACTGTTACAGTCTTAGCGGCTGAGCCTGTTATCACCTGTAACTCCTTGTACTGGAAGTAAATTCCGTTTACATCTTCGCCAAGATCAAGCGTATTGACATTATCATTAATGGTAATATCACCGCTTGTAGCCATGAATACATCACCCTCGGCAGGTGGAGTGAAGGTTGTCGGGTCAAAATCCTTTACCAGAATAGCACCACCATAAGCCATAGATTCAAAGTCTTCTTTGGTAAGTATATCATAATCCATAAGATTAATCATGCTTTTTCTCTCCTTTCATCAGTAATTTGTGTAAAAACGAACTGTAAAATTAAACATCGTCCGTTTAATAAGATCGTCTGAATCGTCTCCCATTCTTGTGGAAAAGGGAGATCCACGCATTACAAGTACATATCCCTCATCACAGGTCAGCATCTTGCCGCTTCTGCCTATCGTCTCGGCTATTTCCTTTGACTTCTGAACTGCGTTATACCATGAACTTTCACGATACCACGTATTCACGGTCATAGCAACATCGGTATTATCCCCGAAGTTATCATCTACTCCCTCATACGTCAGATAGGGGAATGCAGGCGGATTTTTCAAGGAGTAAATTGAATTTTCTTCATATGCAGGCAAGAAGCCATTTAAAAACGTCTGTAATGCCGCTAATTTATCCATATTCGCCGTTTCACTCCATTCATAGTATAATTACACCCCTAAAGGTTAAAAGCCGTTAAAACGCATTCTAAGCGTTAATAGGCATATCAGAGGGAAGTTCCCACTTTTCAGCCTTTGCATAGCTGAATTGAAGTCCTGCACTCGCAGGAGTTTCTTTTTCAGTGTTGCTTTCCGTGATCCTGAATGTTTCTTCGTCTTTGTTTCTCATAAAGACCTGACCTTTTTTCAAGATTATGCCTTTATCAACGCAGACTGTATACATTTTTTTCTCGGTGATCGCTTCTGCAACCTGTGCGCCGAGTGTTTCTTGTGGGATAAGCTGTACTGTAATCACTGCGCCTTTGTTATAGCTGTAATCAACACCACCGATGCCGCCGTATGGATCAGGGCTGACGGATGATGTTTCGTCAAGTAGTGTTATTTCGGTGTTATAATCGTTGAGAATGCCGTTGTCAAATATGCTCATAATACCGATATCCTCCTGTATGGATTCAACCGGGATGCAAACTGTGACATATATGTGACGGATGTACCGCCACCATTGCCGCTTGTACTGCCTTTTGAGTAATTGTACACACCCTGTACGCTTTCACTCTGGAAGGGAGACATATTCGCATTTCCGACACTTTCATACTTTGTGCGCCATGCCGCTATATCATCACACAAAGCCACGAATGAACGAGGTACGGACATAAGCCACACCTGACCTGTAAAGGTTTCATCCTGTAGTAATGCAAGGCTTTCAGCGGTATTGCAATAAACACCATCGTTTATATCACTGCCGACAATTCGGAAGAATTGATTTGTTTTCAAGGTAAAAGAAGGCGATACGAATGCACCGCTTTCAATTTTAAACTCTCCCTTGTAGATATCAGTTAGCCCGATATAGTCTTTCAAGAAGAAGTTCTTGCAGTATTCACAGTATTCTGTGATATCGGTCATATCGCACCGCCTTTCTCTATTACTTTTTACGGCTTTTACGCTTCGGCTTTTCCTCTGCTGTTTCCTCAACCGCCGATTCTTCAACGGTCTCCGCAGATTCAGTCTCAGGAATTACCTCAGGAACTGCTTCGATCAACACTGTTCTCTGTCTGTTCATTGCAGTTGACAGCATTTCGATGCGTTCATCGGATGGCTCATATCCCTTTCGGGGATATGTGTCACCCTCTGCGTATTTATAGCCGTGATCCTGTAAATCTGTAAAATGCTTTACTACTATGTAAGCCATGATATCACGCACCTGTATCAGTTACTGTTGCAATGTACAGTGTTGACGGATTGTAGATAACAGGGATAAACAGAGCAGATGCCTTAGTCCACAGTACAGCAGGGTCATTCTCTGTCCACTGATGGATGTAAACGTAAGGAGATACGCTTGTACCCTCTGTTCTTGTAAGAGGATTTACAACCTCAGGAGGATCACCCCAGAGACCTACACCAAGTCTGCCGTTCGGAGTTGTGGAGAAGAATGTGATCTTATCCTTCGGGAAGTATCTTCTTGATACAACTACAGGCTTGCCTGTTGTCGGGTCTATATCGGTGATATTTGCGTTGTATACGTTATCCTGTGTGATAACTGTATCAATGCCAAAATCTGCAAGGTAAGCATTCAGTTCAGCATTTGAAATAAACTTACCGCTTGCATTTACACCGTTTCTGTTGATCTGGATAGACTTGTTACCTCTCATCTTAGTGAGGTTTGCGCCAGAAGTCAGCATACCGTTGATAACAACACCGTTTTCACGTGCATCATCGATGATAGCCTGTAACTGTGATCCAACATCTGAATCAACGTTGAGATCAACTGTATATGCCTTCTGTGCATTTGTTACGCCGTAGTCGATTGTAAGGTTAAGGTTATTCTCACCGATAGTAACCTGACCTGTTGCAAGTGCTTCATTCTTCGCTACTCTTGCACGAACTTCAACGGCTCTTGCAAGTCGGATACCGTCACGGATAACATATTCATACTGTGCATCATCGTTCACAACGCCCTGTTTAAGAAGCTGCTGCATACGCTCTGACTGATTCTGCTTTACCTTGATAAGGCCTTTCTCGATGTAGTGCTGTGTCAGCACAGGAGATACACTCTTGATAGCCTCTGTATCAAATGCATGGAACTGAGCCATTGCAGGGATAAGCTGATCTGCGCTGATCTCATCCCATCTTGCGCCGATGTTATCTGTTTTTTCGTTGCCGAAAAGTCTGTCGATAGGGTCATTTGCAAGAACAGGGGGAGTGAAAGGAACACTAAGCCAGTCCTCTTTGCCAACCATACCGAAAATACCGTTTTCCCATGTCATAACTTATATCGCTCCTTTCATTAAGCCTTTGTGTCGGCAGCAGCAGAACCAGCAGCTACTACGGCACCTGTGCTGTCTACAGATGCAACAGTTACCTTGTAAGTATCTGTTACTGTGTAATCAGTATCGTCTGTAAATGCAGACCATGTATTATCAAGTGGAAGACCGTATGTAACGGAAGGTGCTGTTGTAGCATTACCCACTTTGTAGTAATAGCTTTCGCCTGCTGTTGGTGTATAGCCTGATACTTCAAGATGTGTTTTTCCGCTTGCCGCACCCTCAGTTGATGTTACTGTGATCTCTGCAAGTGTTGCATCGTTTGTCCACTTAGGTCTTACAACCTCAGGAGATGTAGCAATGAACTTGAATCCCTTTGCGATAAGTGCTGTCTTAGCATTGCTGTCAAGCTGTACAGGGAGTTTATCCTCATATACGATGCCTTTAGTTACTACTGAGCCGGGCATATCGCCTGTTGTAACGTCTACATCCTCATAAAGGATTCCCTCTGCTGTTGAGTTATTTGCAGGGAAAATTGTACCCATAGGAACATACTTGCCGCCGCCTGCTGTTGTGCCGCCAGATGCAAGAATGGTGCGTGTTTCTCTTACGCAGTTTTCATCATCTTTTGCAAGGAAATAGCCGGGAGCATAAGCCTTGCCTGTTGTTGGTGTTTTAATAAACGACATATTAACTCTCCTTTCCTGATGAGTTATTGTTGTTTGCATCCGCAGAATTTACAGCGTTATCGCCGTACATAGACTTCATAGTCTTTTCCCATATCTGCGCTGCTCTGGATGTTGTTTTCTTTTCGCCGCCTGTTGAAGTCTGCTGACCTGCCACGTTCGGCTTGAAATTAGATGTGCCTGCCTGCGGCTTGTATTCAGACCATTCAGTCTCAACTTTGCCTATCAGCTTGTCTGCATCCTTTATCTTGCCGTCTTCGTCAAGTTCGATATCCTTAATGTAATCACCGTACTTCGTGATCTTCGTGATACCGTTATCGGAATATCCTTTTTCTTTGAGATAAGCCTTGAATGCTGTTGACTTCTTAGCTGTTGTCTCTTTTACCTTGATATCCTCTTTCAGCTTGTCATGTGCAGCCTTTTCGGATTCATACTTTCCTTTGTAATCGTCCTTTTCAGCGGCTGAGATTTTGGAATTAGCTTCATCAAGCTGTCTCTGTACATCGGACAGCTTTTCTGCATCTTCCTTGTACTTCTTGATTTCGGCTTTGAGATTATCTGTTACCTCAGTGTGTAAGTCGATAAGGCTCTGCACCTGATCGTCAGTGAATCCCATTGCCTTTAAGGTCTGTCTTGAAAATGCCATAGTCTTATACCTCCGTTACTTTGTCGGCTGTTCCTCGCCGTTCGGTATTTATATTCAGCGGATTTACTTTACCGCTTATATGCAAAAAAGAGGTCAACGATATGGGAAATCGTCAACCTCTTTGACCTTCTGACTTAACGCTTAAAGTCAGGTGATAATATGGATGCTCGTTATCAGTAATTACCTGATTCTGAGCATATGTACGTCTCTGTCCTTCTCCCTGTAACGCACTCGGCAGGACACCCCAATTTTTTACAGTAGAGTTGGTTTCTCTTTATAGCAAGCCCTGCTCCCCAAAATATAAAAAGCGTGATTGACCTAAATCAACCACGCTCGGCATTCCAGTAATACTTTTGTTACTGCTTGTTCTTCGGTTTTTTAAGTTCCTCTCGCCTGATATCCATTATCTTGACGTTATCCTTTAAGGGGATAAGTTCAATTCTATGCCCTTTATCAAGAGCAGCATGGATTCTTTCAAGCTGTTCGTTAGTAATTCTGTATTTGTCCATATTATAACACCTGACTTTCGGTTTGTCAATACTTTTCGTATAATTTACCGCTTCATAATAGCTTCAATTATGCGCTTGTATTCTTCTGTGTGTTCGGATGCGGCTTTTTTCAACATATGATGTGGTTTCATTCCCTTTGTTCTATGCCATTTACCGTTTCTGTCCTGATAGCCCCACGGTGACTGTCTGCCTTTGCCATCGCTTGCATAGATACCTGTACCGAGTTCAAGCCAGATTCCGTATTCGACATTCGTTCCGATGTAAACATCATCGCCCCTGACTGCATGAGTGATGGAGTTCCTTAAACGTCCAGTATCGACAGGAGTTAACCGCTTTGCAAATCCCTCAGCCTGTATGCCTACGCCTTCAAGAGCCGCTTTCGTCTTTTCTTCCAATGCTCTGAGTATCTCACCGCTGTTATCGGTTATCTGAATATCTATGTCGGGCATTTTTAATCACCGTCCTTTTTAACGTAATAAGGACAGTCACCGCCTTTGTAGAAGATATCATGTGGGATATAATCATCATACATAGGGCAGTAATGCTTTTCCAGTTTGTCACCGTCTATAACATCATCATAACGCTGTCTGAATTCGTCATGCTCTTTACTGTAATTCATGCAAGTATCACATAATGCCATTATCTAACACCTCTTTCATCAATGATTCTACATAGTCAGGAAGCTTTTCGCCCCTTTCTCTTGCAAGGAACGATTCTGCAAAAAATTCACGGCTGTTTGTGTTAGCGTACTGCGAAATATTATATATATCGCCCGTGTCTCTTGCTTTTCTTAATGCTTGCTCCCATCTGTCAGCCATTCCTTTTAATCTCATATTTGTGGAGTAATGTGGATTTGCCATATCATGGTTAATCTGTCCAAAGTATTGATCTGCAATAATATGGCCGTATTCATGTATCACACAGTCACGAACATGATTGTCATATGAAGAATGTACGCCCCATCGTGTGAATTTTAACTGTTTTTCGAGCTTCTCAATTCTATTCTCGATATCCCACGGCATTTTCTTACCATCATAACGCTTTTTCAAGTTGTCAATCAGTTCTCTTGTGTTTTCTTGTTGCTTCTGGAAATTTTCTTGCTCCTCAGTCAACAAAGAGCCGAGTTTTCCACCGCTGATATTTAGTGATCTGAAACTTGCGCTCATTACGCCCTTTGACTTATTTGTGATTCTGTCAAGCTGATTTATAGGATATCTTTCGGTGAGATAGTTCAAAGTCTCATTGATAGTATTTACATTCGCTAATGATATTCTATCATAATTTACTTCGTTTGCAAACCTATGAGCGTATTCAACAGCTTCATCCTTTGTCTTTGCAGGAGTAAACTGCGGCTTTATCGGCTCATCCACCGCATCAGGTTTCTCGACCGTAGGAGCAGGCACTTCAACCTCAGCAGGCTTTTCCTTTTGCTTTGGTGGTTCTGGTTTCGGTTCGTTCTTAGGAGCAGGCGGTTCAGCATTATCCTGTTTCCGCTTTTCCTCTTTCCATTCCTCATAGGTCATATCGCCGAGTTTACTGTCTCTCTGCGATTTATCAGAAAGATTATAGTCAACTCCTTCGACTTCTCCGATGAGAGTACAGCGACAGTTATAGACCAATGCAGGATCTGCGGCAGGGTCACCCGGAAAGAATATCTTTTCTCCCTCGACCTCAAACGCTTCACCGACTTTTCTTTTCTGTCCGTCAAGCTGCCTATGTTCGTGTCTGGTTCTATCGTCAAGCGTTGCCATCCAGACTTGTAACATCTTTATTCCCATACCCTCAGCACGTTTATAGCTGTCAATTCTGCCGCCGTTCTGTGCTGATGTGGTCATAGTTCGGGCATTACGTATAGCCGATGTATGCGACATATCCGTTACCGTTGCCGCAAGTCTCTGCGCTATCTTGTCAATAGCTTCACCCTGTAAGATGCCCTGTGTTACAGCTGAATTGATGTGTTTTTTGTTCCATAACTGGTCTTTCGGCACATTTACAGCCGCTTTTCGGGGAAGTAGATCGGGATTATCACGAATAAGCCGTTCAACTGTCTGACGGTCATACATCGTGTACTGTGTGTTTATCCGAGAGCCTTTTTCTATCTCATATGTGCCGTAATTATGATTGACTGCATACACTTCGGGGAGATATCCGTTTATCACAGATGCCGCTATCTGGTTCGTATGTGTCATATCAGCGGCTAAGGTATCAGCCATTTGATGATATCTGTTGCCTTGAAAGACCTGTGTTCTTCTCCATCGCTCATATTCAGCCTTGTCAAGTTCGCCATCTTTCACTTGCTGACGTTTTTTCTTGTCCATTTCTCTGAACTGCTTCATAAAATCATCAGCGGTTTGACGTGCTTCTTTATAGGCTTGCTTGTACACTTCGTCAAGACGTTTCTCCATATCACGGAGAATCTTGTCTGTTTCTTTGTGTGCTGGGTCTGGTTTGGGCATTGTATCACCACGCTTTCAAAAACCGCCCTTTTTAGACGTTCTTTCTTTAGGGTATATAATTATACCTCTAAGCCCTCAGAGCCGCCCTGTGCGTTATCCTGTGCGTTCTGAGCCATACTAAACTGCATTATCTGTTCAGCTGCTTTTTCTTTCATGATTTCTTCGATACGTTCACCTGAACCGTTAAGAATTGCAAGTCTCTTTGTGGTTTCGGTATCGCCTAAGTACGGAGCAGACATAATGCTGTTCTGTATAGCTTCTGTCGCATTGATCGTCTCATAGTATTCAACTGTGAACTTTTCTTTCTCGGTAACTCCTGCGATTTTCAGCATACCACGCAGAAATTTGAAGATATTGCTCTCTTGCATAGCGGAATACTCACGCTGTTTGCTGTATGCCGCATTGATTTGTGTTGCGGTCAGATTGCCTGCGCTGAGCATTTCGGTATTTACACCCTTCATATTGTCGTACAGAATGGATTTAAGACGGATATATGCCGTGTTATTGGCTTCAAACGGTACTGTTATCTGATGCGGTTCAGCACTTCCATCATCATCAACATGGATAATATGCGATTTCATAAGATTTACAATGAAATTTGCATCCGCAATATCGTCCATGCCGCCATAGTTCTTCAATACCCAGTATACTAATTCTGCCTGAGATACGTTATTTACAAGCTGTGAAGCCATAAGGTCAAGTGCAGCAAGGTTTTCACGCTCACCGACAAGAGCAGACTGTTTCTTGATACTGTACAGCGGATATATCGGAATTGTTGTTGTATTTTGTTCAGCAACATATATTCCCTCGGCTTCTGACCATACCGTGTTAATGCTGTAACCTCGTTTAGGTGTCTTGATCTTCATCGGTTCGTCAGGCTCTTGAACGTATTCTGTCACACCGTCAGGCTCACAAAATGTTACACAAAGCGGCTTGTCGGTATCAAGCTGTGTGAAGTAGATATAATCAACAGGCTTCATTGTGTAATCATCGAGAATAGCCACAGTATCAAGGAACTTCATGTTCAGAACGTGCTTTTCTTTGGTTTCATCGTCAATATAGTAATATCCGTATGTTTCACCGCAGATAATAGCATCCAGATACATTTCTTTCAGCATATCGTCAATATCATCACCGAGTAAGTCCTTGTTAGCTTCATTCGCAAAGCCTATGCCGTTTGTAAGCAGATGTGAAACATATCCGTCAATGATACTCGGATAGTAACATACTCTATTCTTTGAATTCGGTGAAATCAAATCTCTGTGTGCAATACCTTTCATGTCATAGATTATCTTCTCAACCGCTTCAATATCAGGGTTTTCCTTGTTGTAGTACTTCATGGACAGTTCTGCCGTCTTGTATCTGTCCGACCGTTTAAAATCGTTTATAGCCTGCTCAATAAATGCTATACGCTTTTTTTCGTCATTGCCGCATTCGAGCAGATCGTTATGTGTAAGCATTGGTCATTGTCACTCCCTCTTTACCATATAGCCTGAAAATCAGTCTTAGCCTTTGCAATTCCTGTTGTTGCAACAAAATAGCGTATATTATCCATAGCGTGATCGTTGATTTTAACAGGTGTATCTTCGGCTTTCTTATCATCCCATACATAGCCGCCGAATTCTTCAATAGTTCGCTTGCAGACAGGAGACACTTTGATTATTCCCTGTTTTAATGCGACTGCTGTATCTCTGATACCATCGGAAACGTCATTTTTTGCCTTTTTTACCCTGTAACGTGTTTTCTTTCGGAGCAGTGTTATAAAGGATGCCGCTGACGGGTCGATCACCGTGTATACAGTTCCTGTCACGTTATGCTCATCAAGGAACTTATCAAGATCATCTCCGTATTCGGTATCTGTTTTCTGCACACCTGTCTCACGTCCTGAGTAATAGTATTCATCAACGATATACCACACATTGCCGTATTTGCCCCATAACGACACAGAAAAAGCGTTCTGTGTACCGTAGTCGATAGATATGCAGTATCGTTCCGCTCGTCCGTCAGGCGGCTTTTCAATGGCTTCTTTGTACATCGGATAGATGATACCCTCTGCGAGTACCCATAAGCCGAGAATAAACCTGTCAAAGAACACTCCTGAATACATTGTTTTGTATCGGGATTTTGTTTTCTCCGACAAGCTGAGATTATCATCCATATCAAAGTGAAGATAAAGCAGATTCTTGTTATCTGCCTGATCTATCCACTTGACCTTGAACCAATGCGAGGGAAAAGAAGGGTTACAGTTGAACCACATCTTTGAACCGTCAACGGAGCATCGTCCTGTTGCCTGATTCACGAAACTCTCGGGCATAAGAGCAACTTCATCAAGGAATATGCCTGCTAAAGTAATACCCTGTATAAAGTCCTGAGAGCGTTCATCCTTACCGCCAAATATGTAAAAGTAATTCGTTCGTTCTCCGTCCGTTACAGTGCAAAGGTTTTCATTTCGGCTGTCCTGTACTTCATATCCTCTGCCTTTGAGCATGATCTTTAGCCAGAACAAAACATTTCGCCTGAATGAGCCTACTGTTTTACCACACATTGCAAAATTCTGACCGTCAAAGCTGTTCATAGCCCATAATGCAAAGGATAAGGACATTGACAACGATTTACCGCTTCGGATAGCACCGTCAGCGATAATTCCATCTGAATCCTTAACAGGGGATTTATCCGTCCACCAATTTAGCACTTTGCGCTGTTTCTTAGAGAACGGATGATATTTAAACGCTGCTATCTTCGACTGTTTCATCATCTTCTTCACTCTCCCAGTCCTCAGCTGCGGAATCGCTGAGAGCATCAAGGAAGTTGTCTGATACTGCGAGTTTGGTTTCCTGTGTGACTTCCTGCTTATCTGTCCACTTGCACCAATTCTTTAAGGCAAATATGGCTATTGTTGAGTTATATTTTCCCATTGCAGTACCACGTACAAGCAAATCCGCTCTCATTTCTTCAAACTCTTTTTTTATATCTGCCCAATACTGGTCAAAACTTCTTCTTACGGTGTTATATGAACATTCTGTGATTTTGCTTACATAGCGATAAAATCCAAAAAAAGTTGGTGGTTCGGGCGAGCTTTCAGCATCTGCCTGCGCATCGTATATTTTTTCAAAATAGTTTAATACATGTTGTTTAAATTCTTCTTTTTTAAATTTTTTCGGCTTCCTGAATTCTGCCATATGTTCACCTACTTTCATTATCACCGTCTAAAATGCGTCCTAACCGCTTGTATTTTTCATAGGGTAATTACATTGCCCTGTTGTTTATCGTGCTGTATACGTTAATCTGATGCGTATATATACAGAAAAAGCCACAGTTTTGCTGTGACTTAATCTGCGCATCTTACCGCAAGGAGGTTATTACCCTGTCCGTATTGTCTGTACCAAGGCACGTTGTAAAAATCTACATATTTCGAAATTGTTGTTCGTGCCTTTATGGTGCTCAGTTTAAGTCACTACCTCGAACCGAACATAAAAGAGGGGATAGAGGGAGCGAGACACCGCTCCCTTATCAAGAAAGGACAAAAGAACATCAAATCATGATTATGTGTAGAACAAAAGAAAGAAGGTTTATTCCATCTGGAATAGATGTGCGGAATTGCGGTAAAGGCATAGCCGCTCAAAGCATCAGCACATTACCGCACCCCACTATACGTATTATAGCACATTTTCAGGCTGATTTCAACATCATAATGATGTAATAACCACATCATTTTTGCGTTTTATGCACCATCTTCCCAATCTGGATAAACCAGATCTTTCATATCACAGCTGAGGTATTCAGCGATCAGCCACAAATGCTCTTTGCTGATAGATTCACGCCTGTTCTTGTTGTCTTGAAACGTATAAAACGAGAATCCGCACTCTTTGGCAAGCTGTTTATATGTCTTTATCCCATTCTTGTGCATCTGCTGTCTCAGTTTGCCAATATCAAGTTTGATTTTCATATCCTGTCACCGTGTCGATGCTTGCTCCCTTGCCAACTGTCTCACAGCTTACTGTGCAAACCATTGTCAGCAGTGCAGCTATAACAAACGCTAATTTCTTCATTCTTCATGCTCCTCTCCGTAAAGTATGTAATCAGCTGATACGTCAAGAGCCTTGCAAAGCTTTGAGAAATAGTAAATGCTCATATATCGCTTGCCTTCTTCCCAATTGCTTATGCTGCAATGTGTCGTTCCGACTTTATCAGCTAAATCATACTGTGTCAGTTTCTTACTCTTGCGTATTTTCTTGATTCGTTCCCCGATAGATTCAACGCTTGTCATTATCGCTGTTCTCCATCTTCATGAGATAATCTTCGTACCACTCTGCTTTTTTCAAATCCTGATCCGCTGACTGTCCGTCTTTCCTGCCTGCTCTGAATCTGTACTTATAGGCATTGCATCTGCAAAAGCCTTTTACAGCATCATCACCGAACATTGCTCTCATTACTTCGATGCATTCATGTTTTCCCTGATAGTGTGAGGGATGATTTATATTATCCATTGCTTTACTCCTTTTAGTTTTGATAGTGGAAGTCTCCGATATCAACGGTAACTTCCCCACCTGTTACGCTTACGCCCGGGATATCATTAACTCGCTCACAGTGTGCTAACACTATCAGTGCCGCTATTACTGCTACGAATATGACTATTCCCGAGGGTTTGTTTTCTTTTTTCATCGTCAACCACCTTTTCTATACTTTCAAATATTGGTTTTAATTCCTTTAGCACGCTGTACTTTCTTCTAAATGCCTGTAATTCGGAATATGCTGTCTGTAAAAGCTGTTCATACTTCGTCTTTTCCTTGATGATCGCAGTTATAGGCTCATAGCGGCTCGGTTCGTCTGCAATGTGGAAGGCTCTGACGATTGTTTCTGTTTCAGCATCCTCAGAAACTACTTTCACCGCTATGCTGTTGATGAAGTGCCTTGACTGGTGCAGTCTCCATTCGTGTGCGGCTTTTTCGTCATTCCACTCATAATCGTTGTGAAGTGGTGCAGTTTCGGGCTTGTTTGCTTCTAACAGCGTTTCAGCTGTCAGTCCATCTTTTGTCTCAGAGAGTTGCTTGAACAACTCTCCACTTTCCTGTGCATTACCTTTGATTCTTGAACCTGATTTCCATTCGTAAACCATAAAATCACTCCTTTGTTATTATTGATTGGCTTTAGCCTGCCACGCCGGGCCATACCAAAACAAACCGCAACTAACCCCGCCTGCCATACCATACCTCTCCCTGACAGACCTGACCTTGCCACAACTGCCATACCAAGCCCGAACGTACCTCAGCTTAACCCAACGTACCACAACACAACTTGCCTGCCAAACCAGAGCCAACCATTACCGACCTCAGCAAAACTTGACACGCCTTAACTGCCTAATTAATCAGCCTTTACATGGAACATTCCGAACTGTCCGTCTCTCTCAGGCCTCCATTCACCGACACCGCAAATCGTACCGCCTGCATTGATGATGTTGATAATGTTTGAAAGCGAAAATTCACCGTTCGCATTATACTTTACCTTGAATGTAGTTGTCCAGTTGTGGAACTCACCACGATAGCGGATATCTGCTGTTCCCATGCCGATTTTTACCATATCTTCACGCATAACAGGTGTATCGGATTTGATTTCAAGCATATCATCATACTCGCTCTCAATGAAGAAAGCACCACGTAAGCCCATCTGATTCTTTACCCATCCCATTCTGTAAGCCGCCGAAATAGCTGCCTGTTTGAATGCTGTAACAGGGAATCCGAACTTTGCACCGTTGGCAATAGCTGTTTCAAATGCCTTTTCACATTCTTCCTCTGTTGGCTCATCACTGTACTCAGGCTTTTCAGTCAGCCAGTAAATTGACTGGATAAAATCGTCAACAGGATTTCTTAGTGGCTTTTTCTTGCCCTTTGACTTGCCCTGCTGTGCTTCAAGCATCATTCTCTTTGCCTTTTCGCTCCATGCGTGCATGATAAGCGGTGTATCTCCGATAAGTGTTACCTCAACAGTTTTCATTTCGATTGGTTTGATCTCTACGATCTCAGTCTTTGCATTTGCCATATTATCACTTAGTCCTTTCTGTATGCGCTTTAAAATGCGCTATAATCGCCTTTTGCTTTCGGGTTTATAACTATATACCCTTTACTCGTTCTCGCTGTTCTCGTTGCGTTTAGCCTTGATTTTTTCGACCTTCTGAGCGAATAACTCGTTTTCAAGTTCATCCGTCTCTTTTGCCGACTGCGCAAGGGAGAACATAACAAGCACAGTCATGATTATGCCGCCGATCAGCACTCCGATCACAAATTCCATTCTATCACTCCTTTACTCGAATTCTCCGTCTATATCGTCAACGGTATTTCTTGCCTGATTCTCCAGAACAGCGATTCTCCTTTTTAGCTGCTCATTCTGCTGTTTCAGTTCACAGGCGGCTTTCATACCCTCGTCGAATCCTGAACTGTATCCCTGATGATATGCCTGTTCAACTGCATCATCAACCTTGAATTCTGGTGCAGGCTTCGATTTTCTGATAAGCTGTGCATATCCTTCGATATTGTCCTTAGTTCCGCATATCGGGCAGACCTGTCTCCCTTCGGGTATCTGTGCACCGCAGATAACGCAGAGGTTATCGGGTTCTCTTACTATCATTTCTATCAACTCCTTATGTGTTAGTGTTCTGCAATCCTTGCCCGTTATCCGTACCGAGAGAGGGCAGGAAAGGCAGTGTATTTGTTGTTTGCAGATGCTTTCACGGTTCATTTGTTTCTCCTATCAGCTTTTGCGAATATAAACTGGTTCAGTTTCAATTACAATGCCTGCATCATCTGAACCACCGTATATTTTATTGATATTCAAATCAAGGTTCTTAAAGAAACGTACAAAGTCTTGATTTTCACTGCCTTTTCTTAAACCTCTGCAAAAATCTGATGTATAACATCTGTCAGTTGCGGTATCCTTGATTTTAAGTAATATTGTATACTTCCAACCATCAGATATAATGTCATACAGATTATTTAGTTTCATTTTCAGCCCTCCATTCTGAAGGATAGCTCCCATAATTTTTTGGACACTTCTCATACCATTGGCAACGTCTACAATCTGTCACTGCTCCACACACTTCGGCAATAATGCCGAACGGATCTTCTTTCCAACCGTTAAGCTCTGCCTTTAACGTTCTAATCAAAGCGAGAGCTTCTTTCATATTACTGAGCTTTACAGCACCGATTGAATTTTTCAGCTCTTTGTAGTCCGTCAGCCACTCAGCAAGCTGTCTGTGGTCTGCGGCACATTGCAAGCAGCTCTCTTTGTCGTAGTATTCTGTTTCCGTCCATTCGTCAAAGCTATTACAGTCTTTGGCGTTGTCCTCTTGTTTCTCTGCCACTTCAAGGCAATGCTTTATAGCAGTATCTATGTCTAACATATCATTCACACCTTTCCCAATGATAGCCGCTGTCATAAGCTCTCAAACCTCTCTTTTAGAAAATTCAGATCTTTTTTAAGCTGTGCTGTTATTATCTCATTGAATATATCTTCTGTGAGGGATATTTCACCGCCGTCATACCTTAAAATAATCTTTCCTCTTTCGGCATACTGTAACCATCTTTCATATTCCTTTATGTCCTGTAGTAGTCGCTGTCCTCGTTCTAACTGTTCAACTGTCATTTTTACTCCTCCTTCCTAAACATCATCATTAATTCTTCTTTTTTTCTCTGCATTTCGGCTTTTGTCTCAATGCTCTGCACTAATGATAGAACACCGCAGATAATAGGAATAAAAGTTAATGCTATCTTAGTACCTCTGTGTAGGTAGATGCAAGCAATTAGGCAAGCGATTCCACCGAGTACATCAATAACTCCTATAACAAAACGTGCTTTGTCTTTTATCTTCATTCTGCATCACCTATCTTTAATCTGTATTCTTTTAACGTTTCTTTGTTTTGCTCGCTAAATTGCAGATTATATGCTCTTCGTTCAGCTTTATGCTCTTCGTAATACTTTTTGTTGGCCGCTTTACACTTTTCTTTTTTTGCCTGATAGTACGCTTTTTGTCGTGCTCTTTCCTTTTCACTTGTCTTATATTCCATTCTTTTCTTCCTCAATTCTGCTTAATTGCCTTTCAAGCTTATAATCTATCAGGCTATCAATATCCCTTTCGCCGAGAAGAACACGCATCTGCAAAGCCATGATAAGAACATCTGCAACTTCTTCCTGAAAGTTGTCAAATCGTTCTCTGTATTGCTGTGCGTTCTGAATATCAGTTCGCTTGCATTTCTGAGATGCCTGTATCATCTCTGCACATTCTTCGATAAACTGTTCTCTCTGTGATTCATAGCCGTAATAATCAGCTATCTTCTTTATACGTTCATCCATTCCGTTCACCCTTTCTTCTTCTCCGTGCTGATGAGTATCAGCACGAAAGCAATCATCAGTATTAATACTATGTTCTTATCTGCCTGGAACTGATCTCCGCAGACTATGAATATCACAAGTCCGAGGATTCCGATTGTCCATTTGCTCATATCCTCACCTCTTAATCTTGTACCGCTTGCAGTAATCGTCAAGCGTTTCCATCTTGACATTGATTCTGTCAAAGTCAAGTTCATACTTCTCGGCATATTCTGCCATCATTTCGTTTGAACACATTTGCTGTCCGAATATCTCAGGCATTTCCAGAACCATGACGATATCATTAAAGAATCGCTGTATATACGGCTTTTTGTATCTGCGTTTCTCACATACTGCTATCATAGCGGTTATTGCCTGCTTCATCATATCGTTCATCACAGCTTCATACAGCTGATACTGGAATAGTGCGTTTTGTAATTCCTGTTCTTTTCGGAAGTCTTTAAGTCCTCGGCTTTTCATACAGCTTGCTCCTCATATACTTGTCAAATTCCGATGCATCCGCAGTTATCATATACACATCGTTTCCTGTCTCATCAACGTGAGATAAGGACATTGTAACAGCCTTTGACGATGTTCCGTGTATGCCTTTGGTGTACCTGATAAGTGTCTGGTTGTCCTTATCTTCTTTCATAGTTGTGATTCCGTATGTTGTGTACTCGCTTATCAGTTCCTTTACCTTGTCGATGCTTGTTGTAACTGTATATCCCGATGCTCTGAATTCAACTGTCTGCTTTGTGGTATTGACTTCTATCGTTGCAATTGTCGGGTTCATGCCTGCCTTGTCCACCACAAAGCCCCTTGTCCTGAATATCTTACTCATTTATTTCTCCTCAAACTTTCTATCGCTATTTGCGTATGCTATCACCGTGCAGATCACTCCGCAGGCGAAGCCGATTAGTGTGTAGGTTAGCATTGTATCACTCCTTTGTTGGATGTTCACCGTGTTCAAAACGGGCTTGACGGGCTTTAAGTATTGCAGTTTGAATTATTGAAAAATTTACAGCATCCCGATACTTAAACTCATCTTTGTCAAGTTCTTCTCCGCAAACAGGTTGAATTGCTTTCCATAATGCATCATTGTTATCATTGTTTTTACTTCGCCATGTACCATTTCTCCACCGCTTTCTTTCCATTGCCAGATGTTCTGTTACCAATACTTCTGGTTCAATAACCTCAAAATTCATATAACCATAGTTTATATGTTTTTCTGATATCAAACTTGTATAGTAAATTTCAGGAAAAAAGTAAAGACCTTTTGATTCTTCGCTATATGGGATTTGAGAAAAAAGAATAAGTGTTTTCTTTGAAGATCTTACTAATCTTTCTGCTTTTACTATATCGTCCTGTAATTGATCATTTCTGCCTTTGACTTCACCGTAATAATCAAGTGATGGGAAATAGAAGTCCGGTAAATACATAGTACCATCTTCAAACTGATATCCCTCAGGCTCATATTCCCACTTGATACCAATAGCATCAAAGAACACCGCCCATCTTGCTTCAAGTCTTGACCTGAACTTGTAGCCTTTGTATTCTGTTTCTATGGCTTTCATTCCGCACATCCTTTCAATATCTGCTCCATAACTCAACGCCGCAGGCGGCCGCTAATTTCTCAGCGTTTTTTGTAAACGTACTGTTCGTTGCAACTGCCGCCCTCGTTGCGTGGTAGTATCGCTTTGCGGCATATATCTCCTGTATTGCTTGTACTCCGACTTTGCCCTTATAATTTTTACACTGGACAACGATTCTGCCGAAGGGGAAACACATAGCTGATACGTCACATCCATAGTCTGAGGACTGTCCCCGAACCCTTATCATGAAGAATCCGTGAAACCTCATCTTCCATGCAACGTGATGTTCGTATTTATCACCCTTGCGCTTTGTGTTTTTCTTTCTCATCTTTCCAGTGCCTTTATATCCTGAATCAGCTTGCGGATGATTGCCGCTTCTTCATCGTATTTTTTAAGCTTTGGATTCTCTGACAGTGTGAGGATTTCGGCTATTGTCACCGACTTCTTACCCTCCATTGCACTCTCTGCTATTCCTAATGCCTGCGCTGCGGCAGGGATGCTATATACTTTCATCTTTGGTTACTCCTTTCAAGATCGTTTATCCTTCTTTGCAAGGACTGAATATATTCATCCTGCTTATTGACTATCACTCTGAATTTGTCTATGCATTTTCCCATCTCTTTAACGGTTCGCTTGTTCTTCTGCTTGTAGTTTTCACGGCTTATCGCAGTTGATATTTCATCATACACTTGTGCGTGTTCCTTGCAATATTTTCTACGAATAAGCGCATAGAAATTGCTGTCGTTCTCGTTCCCAAGATACTTCCCACAGCAGATACAATGCCCTGTGAGAACACCGTCAACCAGACTTAAAGCAGGGTTTTTATACGTTTTCACTGAATCCCTCCCCTCTTGTTGTGTTATCCTTTTCCTCTCGTTTACCTCACTGACGAAAGGTAAACGGATTCTAAAAAAATAGCAGGGGACTAATCCCGAAACGGCAGCTTAAACGTCCTCTTAGTCCGTCCCATATCCCCGAGAAGTCGCTTCTTTTCTTCCTCACAAAGAAGTTTTATCAACCTTGAATTAGGTTTGATTGGGAATCTGGTTTCTTTATCGCCACCGCCTGCAAAATCACTGTACTTGCAGTACATGAAGATTTCTAAATCTGGATTCTTCTCGACTATGTCTGCGAGCGTTTCAAGATCTTGAACGCTGTCATAGTCTTTTCTGAGTTCATCCATCCTGATAATAGCGTGTCTCTCCTTACTGTATGCAACATCGGGGACGTTGTACCGTCTCCACACGTTGTATGCAATGTAGACACATACTGACAGGACTGCAAGCCACATCACGTCTGTAAAAGTTATCCCATATTATCACCTCATTAGTTATTTTATACGCTTATATATACATATTGCATCAGCAATACATGAGACACAGCAACCCGGCTACAACTTCCGTTCTGTGTGCTGAAAGATAATTTTCTGGACTGCCATCATTAGATGGCTTCTCGCTCAAAGCAACTATTGTTACCAGTATCAACGAGCTATCCCCGTAGTCCCTACGGTTTAAATAGAAAAAGCCGTGTCAAGAATCATGTAGCAGATGGTTCTTGAACGGCTCTTGTCGATGTTCAATTGTTGCTTACCGATGCTCTGATCTGCTACCTCTGAACACCGACTTTTCTATACCCTTATTATACCACATCTTTTTGTAAATTACTGCCTAAATGAATCGGCATTTTTGCCGATTGATTGGTGCATTTTAGGGGTTGACAAATCTTTATACGTCAAACAAAGTCAACTGATTTCCTTTTCGTGCTTCTATGATATTTTTCATAGCTTCTTTTGGAATCCATGATGATTCACCGGGGATGAATGGCTGTCTCCAGTTGAAGCCTATCCAGTCAAAGACTTTTCCGAATCCGACATTCTCCATCCAGTAAGCCCATTCTTTAGGATTTCTTTCATACATCAAGTCGAATCTGTGAGGGCGTGTGCGCTCTTTCTGAATGCCAAATCCGCACATCGAGCATCCTGTTCTCTGAGCCTTTGTTGTGTGCAGCTTACCGTCTTTATCTCGCTTGATTTCTCCGTATATCTCAGGGACAGGGACTTTCAAGTCAAGTGCCAATTGAAGTATATCCTGTCTGTTGAAGATAGCGAACGGAGCAGAACGGATTGTTGTCTCTCCGAAGTAGTTACATCCATTCATCATCAACGACTTTTGTCTGCGCCCCCCCTCAGAAGCCATCAAGCCGAGGAACGGAACGCTGTTGTGCTCTTTCGCCCAATCATCACACGGCTTTTCTTTGAGATAATAGCAACATCTGTCAGATACAAGAAACTCAGGTTTCAGATAGTCAACATCCTCGTTCTCGTTTTCATAGCCGCCGAATAATTCAAGCCATTGTTGAGACAGTTTCATTCGTGTATCTTTTCTGTTGCCGCCATACTCTCCTGTTTCACCTGTGATAATTGCATGACGTACCGTCTTGTTATCCTCGGACGGTCTCTGGAGCAGTGATATCTTGTTCGCTATCTCCTTGCTGAGTATCGGATATCCGAATTCCTTAATAACTGCGACTTTGTTCTTGATCGGCTTGACATTTATCACTCCGAGTTCTTTGTGAATCGCCTGTATCGACTTATCTTCCAGTGATGAAGCTGACACCATCGGAAGGTCAAGGTGTAATGATTTGAGGAAATAGCACAGCGTTATCGAATCGAGACCGCCAACAGAAACATGAGTATTCAAATCACGCTTTCCACATTCCTTGATGAATTCCCATACCCTTGATTCTGCGTAAGCGACCTTGAATTCATAAGGCTGCTGCTGTTTGACTTTGAAATCAGCTATCTTCTTCTCGGTATCATTCGCTTTCATTCGTTCTAAGACGTTCATTTTTCATTATCCTTTCAAATTAGCTTTATATTTGCCATGTAAGCCCTTGCAAGCGTTCGTAGTATAATTACACTACCAACATACCGCAAGGGCATTACAGCGCATTCTCGTTGCTCTCAGCTATATCTCACGAATAGTTATTTCTGCTCTCGGCTCATCGCTATAATTTTTCTTGCATCTGACATATACAACCTGTGAATCATCATAGTATGCTATACCGTTGAGCGCATCCAAGATGCATTTCGTGATATTATCCGCATCTGGTTTTTTCGTGTGATATATCTCACCGTTGAGCATTGCTTCACGTTTCTTCTTGCTTGTGCTTTTGGGTATCGGGAAGTATGCGATTATATCCGCTTGAAGTGGTACGTCTTTGTCAAATGGTTTCAGCCCTTTCTGCTGCTGCTGAACGGACAGCCGAACAAGATTTTCATAGTTGACTGTCTTTGCAGGAGTATATGCCATAGCGTGACCGTTAAACGTGCTAAACTTTGGTCTGCCTTTGCCGACAGGAGTTCCTAAGACTGTGAATTGAATCATCGTTACCACCTCACCACATTCAGAATTTCGGTATTGCTGATATTTGCATCTTTCGGCAGAAATTTTAAACCGTCTATCTCGCAAGTGTTACCGTTCGGGCAGTTCATGCCTTTTGCAACTCCCATTAGCCTGCATACTGTAGGTCTGACAGGATATATCAAGCACTTTTTTGCTTCGTTGTCTCTGAATGGACACGTTGATTTATCCTCATGCTTTATAGGGTTGATACCGTGTACTGCAATATAGTTTCTTATCGTGTTTACTTCGGGGATAGATGCAGGAACTATGCCGCAACAAGCACCGCAATTCGTACAGTTCTTGTGTTCGGGAATATTGAAGATGCTCATTCTGTCTCACCGTCCTCGACCTCTGCGCCGCATTCAATGCAGTAATTTCCACCATATCTTTGGCTGATGAATCCCAGATGTATGTGTAACTGACAGTTTGTACAGAAGAAAGTGTCGGTATAACCTCTACAATCAGGCTTCTGCGGTATCATTTTGCACTGCTCCTTACCCTGCTCCACCTGCCTTTCAAGCCTTTTCTTATCCGCTGTCAGCTGAGATATCAATGCAATTATCTCAGTCTCGGACATCCATTTGCCGTTTATAATCATTCGGTTTCACTCTCCTTTTCCAGTCTCAGATGCTTTGCAGCGTTCTTATAGCACTCGGGGCAGAAACATCCGAGTTTATCTCCGCTGTCATACTGTATTTCTGTTATCCATGAATCCCAGTTCAGTGGCTGTCTGCCTGCCGCTAAACATCCGACACAGTATGTCTGTCCGTTGCCGTTATGTTTGATTATTTTCATTTTATTCACCTCTCAGAAAAATGATAGTTGTGTAAATTCGTCTTCTTTTTTTGGCGGCTTGTAGCACTCACAAGAATAATAGCATCCCCATGACTGCAATTCTCTTTTTCGTGCTGTCAATTGCCGTGTGCAATAATACACACCGTCTATCTTTGCACGCTCAGAGCATCCGCAGGATGGTTTAGAATACCATTCGTCCCAGTAACACCGCTTCGGCTCTTCGTGAAACTCCGCACCACATTTCTTGCAGTTGATATGATACCGCATTATCTTGTCAAGGCTGTAATACCTGAAATACTCATTGTCGGTATACTTCACACCGCACTCGGAACAAGTGTGCTTGCAATATCCTGATATCAGATAGGCTTGTTTACTCACCTATCATCACCTCTCCGTCTATCCCTGCTTGCCTTTGCAATCTTAGCCTTGACCGCTCTCACAAAGGTTTCGGTTTCGTTCTCCTTCTTGATTTCTGTTCTTCTGCGTTCAAGTTCCTGCTTGTATATCGCATAGTCTCCGCAAGTGGTATGGCATCCGATACAGCGATCAGTGCAGTTCTTGCAGGGAGACATTATCGTTGTTGATATTATCATGTGAATACCCCTCTTTGATTAATTCCTGATATCTTTTGCAGATATCGCAGAACTGTTTGTAATCGTCCTGATAACGCTTGTACATGATCATTGCATAGCTTTTTCTTTTCTGCGCTTCTTCTCTGCTTATCCGCTTTGAATGATACTGCGCATATAGTCCCGACAGCATATAAAATAACATTGTCTCGGGCGGTTCAAGATCTTTCGGACACGGACTGTCAGAAGCTGCAAGTTTTTCAAGTTCCTTCAACTGCTCTGACTGCATCATCAACGCTCCTTACAATTTCCGCAACACATCCATAACGATCACGCATTACGGTTAAAAAATTGATTTGTTCTTTTCTTGCCTTGCCTGTCTCGGTCTTGACTTCGAGAAAATAAATTCTGCCATCCTTGATCGCTATGAGATCAGAAAATCCTTTCGGGACACCTGTGTCAAACCATCTGCCATCTTTCATCTGGACTTTGCCTGTGTTGATTCTGAATACAGCATAGCCGAGTTCGGATAATTTTATACGTATAAGATTTTGCGTATCATGCTCCGTCACTTCATAAACCTCCTCATATAATCATACTTGTGTGGAACTGCTATGTTATGCATATCTGCGAAACGTATCGCCCAAGCTGTTTTATAACCTCTGGCCTTCCGAATCCGTTCCACATCTTCCCATGTCTCAGCTGTAAGGTCTGCATATTTCGTGTTCTTGATATCATCCTGTCGCTTCATCTCAACAAGATCAATCTCAACTGTCTTCTTCTCCTTGCGCTGTATCTCCTTCACCGCAGCACATCCGCAATACGGACACTTCTGCATTGTCGGAGGATACACCGCAAAGCACATCGGGCACTCTCTGATCTTGACTATGTTCGCCTGCTTGGCCTTTGGTTCGAGAGTCCACTCTCTGTTGTCATCGGGAAGGCCATGCCTTACAACATTGCCGCAGCAGTCAAGGATAATTGCTGTCTTGCCTTCCTTATATCGCATACACCTCATATTCTGTTGTACTGCAAGTGCTAAGCTCTGTGTAGGTCTGAGCAGGATAGTAACTTCAATATCCTTATCATCGAAGCCAACACCGAACAGGTCAACATTTGAAACAACAGTGATCTTACCTTGACGATATTCTGATACAATACGTTCACGCTCTTTCTTCGACATAGTGCCATCAACGTGAGCTGCTGTTATACCGTTCCTGTTGAACTCTTCCACGATCTCCTTACTTGCCTTGATAGAACCACAATATATCATTGCCTTCTTGCCCGGTGTTATCTTCTGATACTGGTTGACTGTTCCGGAGAACACTGCTTTATTGTCAAGAAGTTTCTCAACTTCCTCCTGAACAAATTCGCCTGCTCTTGTATGCAGCTTAGATGTATCAATCAGAGGAAATGAAAAATATCTGTACTCTGATAAATATTTGTTATCTATCAGCCATCTTGTTGATACACTGGTCAGAAGATCTTCAAACAGATTTCCAAGTCCACCCTGATTCAATCGGCAAGGTGTAGCAGTAAAACCTATCTTAAAGCTGTCTGAGAAGTATTCAAACATCTTCTCGTAAGCCTGATTGAAAACGTGAGCTTCATCGACGATAATCAGAACTGGCTTCTGTATCTTGCTTAACCTTCGCCGAGCTGTCTGAATCATCATTATGTCACACAGCTCAGCATTGACATTGCATAAATTGAAGAACGTGTCTGATATCTGTTCACACAACTCAGCTCGATGTACAAGAAACAAAACTCTGTTGCCTTTATCTGTTGCAGCTTTAGCAACAGCTCCTGCAATTATACTTTTCCCTGCTCCACACCCGATTGTAAACACTACCGATTTATGCGTTCTTAGCGAATCTCGGATGTTGTTTACAGCATCGATTTGATACGGTCTTAATTCTATCAAATTTGCCATCACATCACTCCTCTCAAAAGTTGGTAACAAGGATAGTAACGCTATATTTCGGAAAAAACCGCAATTTTGTTACCAACGTTACTAAAACTCCTTATATATTACAAATTTCACAATATTTCACATATTATAAAATATCGTATTTTTATTATTTTCTTTAAAACTTGGTAACAGTGGTAACAATTAGAGATAAAAGGCTATATATAGCGTTACCAACTATGTTACCAAGTGTTACCAAGTGTTACCAGAATCAAAGCAATATATCTTCATAGTCGGTCAATTTTGTGCATTTCCACCATTTTTGTAAGCCGTATTCTGGAAAACGTTTGGGCTTGCTTTGCTTCTCCCACTCGGGAAAATTACCCGATAAAATCAGTGCAATGTCGATGCTCTCTTTCTTCGATGGTTTACTTTCACCGTTCTTCAAAGCCTGTTGCCAGAGTTCAAGAATACAAACCTCAGTCTTATCATCAAGATAGTCCTGAATCATTCCAACTCTGAAATCGTCCTCGACTGCTTCTGCCTGTTTCTGTCTGATAATTTCCACAAGTTCATGTTTAGCATAAGGCTGCATGAAGTCTGTGGTGAATTTTGCTTTCGCTTCTGCCCAACACTGCCTGATGTACTCTTTGATCTCATCCTTATGCTCAAACAGTTCATATCCGGTCTGCCCCACTCGCACAGGATAGAAGCGGCGGTTTCCTGTCTTGTCCGTCAGGAACTGCTCTTTATTCGTTGTGCCGATGAAAATACACTGTCTCGGATGGTCTGTAATACGCTTGTCATAAGGCATTCTGTAACGATCGTTCAGACGTGTCAGAAAGCTTTTAACAGCTTCTTGTTCCTTGACCTTAGTCATAGCCAACAGTTCGGATACCTCACATATCCATGCGCCTTCCAGGGCTTCTATACCTTTTTGTCCATCGAACTCATTGACTTCTGTGAAGTAATCATCCTTCATGGCAAGCCAACGAACAAGCGTTGACTTGCCCTCGCCTTGCTTCGTGCCGATAAGCACAGGCATATCATCGAACTTGCAGCCCGATTGATAAAGCCTGTGGATACCGCCTGCGAATATAAGCCTGCTGACTTCCTGTACATACGGAGTATCTTCACACTTAGCAGCATAATGCAGAAAATTAGAAATACGGTCCTGTTTATCCCATACCAGACTATCAACAAGATCACGGATAGGATGATACTCGTTTCTTCCGAATACCACTCTAAGCGCATCATCGCACTTCTGAGAGTTATGTATTTTATACTTGAATTCAATGAAATGACGTGTTTCGGCATCGTCCTTGTCAGTCCATCGGCACATCTCTCCCTCTCGCTCTTGTTCGGGCGAGTAGGTCAGGAGATTGAATTTAAGCCCTTTGAACTTCTCATCGTGTTCCAGAATGCGGATGAAGTTCTCGGTTGACGATATGCGTTTACCATCTTCTCCGCATTCCAGTTCAAATTTCTCGTTTATACTGCTTTCGTACTGTTTTCGACAGGATTTTTCAAAAACCTTATACAGGGTCTTAAAGTTCTGCATACCGAACTTTTTAGCTTCTTTTGCTAATTCTTCAAGCCTTTGAAGCCTGATAAAATCATCGTGAATTATGATAAGTTCGTTATACGGTTCATTCCCTTTAAAATCGTCCTTGTCATAGTTAAATCGCCATTCAAGGCCGTTCATTTCTTCGGGCGATACACCGCCATTTTTTGCCACTTCAAGGCATCTGTTGAATATATCAAGATTGTTTGTTTGTTTGCTGACGTTTCTAAGAAGTGTAAGATTATTTGTAAGATTATCTTGATTTTCGCTAAAATACGCAATATCTTGAATGCAGTTTATAACTGCATCCGCAATAGCATTTTCATTGTCATGTGCAAAACACGCTTTCGCCTGTTGCTGTGTGATCCTATAAATACTAACACCTTCTTTCAGCTGATATCACCGAAAGACTGTATTAGAATGGCACATCCCCATCTGAAAGGATTTCTTCATAACCGCTAAGATCACCGTAAGACATAGCTGCAAGCTGTTCAGGTGTCTGATATGCGTTCCCCATGCTTGCGAGTGAAGGAGATTCGGTTCTGTTTTTAAGCAGTTTATCATCAGGAATCTTGAAATTTCCTGAACGTATACTTTCAATACTGCGAGAAAATCTGCACTTTGTAACGAACTTGCGTTCTCCCTCTTTAGTCTCAAATTCTTCTCTGCCGAATACACCACCGAATACCTTGCCTTTAAGGCTGAGTTCGTTCCAGTCCCACATATAGCCATCATTCGACTTCTCAACCGAGGTTATAAACCTCTTGAAAGACTGCTTTGTCTTTTCGTCATTCTCTGTGCCATCATCTCTCGGAATGAAAACATCAAACACACCGCCCCACTTAGCATCGGGATTCTGTGCTTTAGCAGCCTTGAAACGTGTGCTGTAAATGCCTGCATACTGTTCGTGATTGATGATATCGAATGCAACCTTCATGATCTCACCTGTTGCACCTGATGCCCTTGAAGTGTACTGCTCGACCTTTGCACCGATGATCTGTAACTCATAGCCGCCCGGTTCAATGCTTGCACCACCCTCAAACACCTGAATTTCGTCATAGCCATTAAATTTCTTAATCATTGATTATTCCTCCTCGTTTTCGTAGGCTTCAAGAGCCTTAATTACTTCTGTGATATCGTTCGGGATCTCATCTTCTTCAAATAATCCCATTGGTGACTTTGCTGTGCTGTTCTTAGCGTGAGTTTCAAAGATATACTGTCCTGCATTGCACTTAGCTATCAGGACCGTTGTGAACTTGCTTTCAAGACATATCTTTTCCAGTTTCTTGCCGCTTGTCTTGATACGTGTAAACAGATATCCTGAATCATCACGCTCTGTCTGTGTGTGCGCCATGAAAATAACTGTAAGATCAGAACGAAGTGTATATGCAACATCGACTAACTGCCAGATGCACTGTGCAAGATCCTGCCACTTGTCATATCCTTTTTCTTTCATGCGGCGCATTTCGTCAGCAACCATAATGCTGCCGATAGTGTCAATTACTATTGTCTTGATATCGGGTCTTTTCTGCGCAATTCCTATCATATACGCAAGAATCTGCTTTGCATCATCACTGCAATAGTAATTCTTATTCTCTGTGTTGTACTGCTTTTTCCATCCTCTCCATGATAACCCTTTCTTGTCGGCATCAAAGATATATGTTGACTTCGGGTCAAGGTTTCTCAGGGAAGTGGTCTTTCCGCTGCCTGATTCGCCTGCTATGCATATTACCTTAGCCATATTATCCTCCTTTGTTTACTTGATCATGATTGATTCGCTTTCTTTCAGCCTTGCGCCTGCTATTTCCTTACCCTCTTTAAGTTCAGCAAGTATAGCCTTTTTATCTATCTTTGCAGGCTGTGGGATAAGATACTGTTCAGGTATCTTTGTTTCGTCTGTAAGTTCACACGATTTTGAACTTCTGCGGCTAACCGTGAACAGTCCTGTTCCTGTTTTCTTCTGATCTGTCGCTCTCATGTAGTCGAGAATAAGCTTTTTCATACTGTCAACAGCTTTTTCCGCTGCCTGCTTCTTCTCGGTCAGTCTGTCGGCTTCTGCCTTGAATGCTTCTGCTTCTGCCTGCTTGTTACGAATAGCCTTGACAACATCGTCAATAGCGTTTTCAGCCCCGAGAGAATCAACGGTATCCTTGTATACATCCTCTGGTATCTCACCCTCAGAAAGCATTTCTAAAAGCTGCTGAGTGCTCTGTGTTATCTGGTAAAGGTTCATTCTTCTTCCTCCTTGTTTTCCGCATACTTCCCGAAATCATCCATGCAATCCTCACAGATGTTGAATGTCGGATAGCCCTCTATCGGCATCTCAAAGTAATGCTCTCCTGCGTAAATGTCACATCCGCAGCTATCACATACAAGCAACGGCTTTTCAGTGCTGTTCGGACAGTGCCTTGAACATGGATAGTGTCTGCATTCTTCACACATTCTTGATGCACATCCTTTCGTAGTAAAATTCAAGTTCCTCTCTGGATGGTCTCTTTTCAAGTATGATCTCGGGAGTGATCTTCGGGAATGGTTCGATATGTCCGTCACGATAACACTCTTTTCGGTCAAGTATGGAATTCAGCTTTTCGGCAACATAAAGAACAAGTTCCCACATCGGTATAGCGTGAATATAGTATCTGCTGTTCATCTGTTCACCCCCAGTTCACCGCAAATCAACTTCTCAAAAGGGATTTCGCAATAAAGAGATATCATTCTAAGTTCATCATAGCTGAACAATCTCCACGGCTCTTTCATCTTCCTGCTCCATGTCGTAGGGTTAACACCGATAACAAACGCTAAGTCAACCGCCTTATAAATTCTCTGTAAGAATTTGAGATTCTTCAAAAGCCGTGCATGGTCTTTCCGCACATCTTTCATAATTTCACTCCTTTACTTCAACAAACTCACCATTTTCAAGCTTGTACCATGTATCTGGTTTGAGCGTTTCGCCGTCTATTATAGCAGCTTTGATTGCTAATAGCGGATATGTTTCGTCATTCCATTCACCACGCTCACAGATGCATATAGCCGAACCGAGGGAAGCTTTTGCCTTGCTATTATATCCTGTCGATATTGCAACACTATCTTTACCTTCAACGCTTGCGGCTGACTGGTCGCCTGTGTTCGTTGCGGCTGACCGGTCGCCTGTGTTCGTTGCGGCTGACTGGTCGCCTGTGTTCGTTGCGGCTGACCGGTAGCCTGTGTTCGTTGCGGCTGACTGGTAGCCTGTGTTCGTTGCGGCTGACTGGTAGCCTGTGTTCGTTGCGGCTGACCGGGTGCCTGTGTTCG